AACAGAGACTTTGAAAAGCTTGAGCCGTATGAGGGGAAACCCTCACGTACGGTTCTGAGGGGGGAAGAGGGCAGTAATGCCCTTGACCTACCCGATAACGGATAAAAAAACTATAAAAAATGGGAAGACTGATACAAATTGCATCCTCGACCTTGTTAAGCGGGGGGATACTTAGAAACGGTTCGATTGGCAGCTATATCAGCAACTCAGCCCGTCTTGCCATGGGCATGGGGCTGGCCGAATTGCAGGACGGGCAGGTGCATTATTTCTCCAAACATCATGACATGCTCAAACGGGCAGCGGTACAAATAACCTCACAAACGGCCTACGGATTGTTGCGTTCATACCCCAGATACCTTAAATATTGGGAACAGCAGGTACGGGATAAATACCTTCAGACACAATCACAATCCAGCCTGGCCAACAAGACCGGACAATACTACCGTCTTATCAGCGAGCAGCAGGCCGTGGCACAGAAGAAAAGCCATACCGATTCCATTGTCGGACGGACGGTAGCGGATTTCCTGGAACTCTCCATATCCAAAGAGGGCAAATATTACGACAACAGTGAGTGCAAGGTGCTGCCCAACAGCCAATACGGCCTGGTTACATTCGTGGACCTGGGACCACAGATACAAATCGGCAGCCGGAACAATATCCTGTTGACACAAGTGCAGGGGCGTGATTATACCCGTAAGGAATATATATCCGGCGGTGACCTTGAGATCACCATCAACGGTAAAATCACATCCAAATATCCGGATGTGTATCCGGAAGCGGAAGTTTCCAAATTTATTAAACTGGTACAATACAAGGGGGTTGTCGATTGTGACAATACGGTATTGCGCCAGTTCAATATCTCACAGCTGATTATACAGGGGTATACGCTTCACCCGACGGACTGCAGGAACATGCAACCATATTCACTCAATTGTGTCGCCGTTGAGCCGTCCGAAGCGGTGGAGCTCAAACTGACCGGGCAGGAAAAGGCCGATACGGCTATCAGGCACACGAACAAATGGATCAAATATGTCAAATTCGGTACGGAGATCATCGATCCCGCCTCATTGCTTAAACTGACACGCCTATGGGTGTAGCCGCAATGGATGTTCTCTGCTGTCGTATTACCATTGGAGATGCCGATCCGTCCAATCCGATGAAGATTCGCAGCGGAGTGGAGATAACGGAGGTTCATACGCTTGAGATTAACGAGAGCTACAAGAAGCTGATCGGGACGGCCAAAGTCACGTTCCCGAAAGGTACCGTATGCCGTTCGACGATTATAGGCAATATGACACTGGAAGGGAAAGATGTGTCCCGGATAACGACAGAGGTCATGCAGGATGGTGTGATTATCGAAAAGCGCAGCACACAACGCCTGGTTGATGAGACGACTTTTAAAGTAGGGCAACGCATCAATATCAAGCTGGGGTATAACGGTGTATTGAAAAATATGTTTGACGGTTACATTACCGGCTACAACTCGGACAGTACATTGGAAATACAATGTGAGAATATGGCCTACAAACTTAAATTGAAACAGGCGCCCCATTTCGAAACTCCGGCAAAGGGGACAACCGTGAATGATGTGCTGGATGGGAAATACAATATCTTGAAAGATATCGGTTTCAAGATACATTCCGATACAAAACGGTTTGATATCCATATCGGCAAGATCAAGGTGACGGATAACTTTACGGTGGCGGACATTCTTTCCGAATGGTCGAAATATAAGATTTATTGTTTTTTGAAATACGACGCTGAGGACGAAGGCGTCATGCCTTCCATTGCTGTCGGACGTCCTTATTCGTCCAGCAAGGCGCAGCCGGTATTTCCGGAAGACGGCCCGGCCGGACCGTTCAAGATATATTTTAACGAACATGTGGCGCAGAGCAACCTGAAAGTGGTCAAGACCGACCCGAAGTTTCTGGCGGTGACGGGCAAGGCACTTGGAACAGACGAGAAGTTCTTTGAGGTGACGGTACGCATGAATCCGGAATATGATCCGGCAGTACCGGGCAGCAAGGAGTTCCAAACGGTAAATGCCACCCAAATTTCAAAAAAGACACATAAGGTGACCGGAAACACGACGGCTTCGGGGGCAAAAACCAAAACAAAGGTGGATTTATCCACCTATACCATCGTACCGTATATGTCACCGCACGTAGGCATCAATTCAGACCGGCTTGTGGAAGAGACAACTGAATACTTCCGGAATTACAACCTGAATGGAATCACCGGCAACGTGACCATATTCGGGGATTTCGGGCTGTCTCCTGCCGTACAGGTGGAACTGATCGATTTCCGTAACCCGTCCAAGAACGGCGTGTATCTCGTGGAGGAGGTCACGACTACGTTCGGGATCGGAGGGTACAGGCAGCAGCTGAGTATTCCGTACAGGATTCGCAAATAACACTATTGTTCACCAATGTACATCCTTCCCTTCCAGGAAATTTCCTGGAAGGGTAAAACCGCATTCCGTTCCGCTCCAAGGAGCATCATTATTTTCATTCATAATCAAAATTCATTGCCTCCAACAAATTTCTGCCTTAAAAAATATTTTCGTAACCGGAGTGTTTCCGGCAAGAAGAACAATATCCGCAAATACCTTTGATATCAATCAGTTAATCATCTTTCTGATTCTCTGAACCAGCATAGCTTTTCGTTTTTCTATAAAATCAGAAAAATTGGACAATGAAAGATCCGTATCCGGGATAAGATGGTCCTCCATGAATTTCCGCATATCCTTGTTCCGGGTCTGTTCACTGACCCACTTCTCCAATGGTTTGGCGTTTTTAGACTCGTTCTCATTGGCATCGAGCATCTGCAGGTTCAGGATGGAATTGTAGACCTGCCAGCCGTATTTTTCCTTGTCTTTCTCTTCCAGATCATTGTATGCAGAGGCTGGGTGCAGGTGGTCCTGATGGAAGTTATTGTTTCTGTAATCAAGATCCGGATACAGCATGGCCAATATTGGAAAACTGTATCGTGAATCTTTCTGGCTGTAAAGCAGGTCTTCTATAAAATCGTCACCTACATCCGACAGTTTCCTGATTTCCGAGTTTATTTCCGTTGCCGGGAACAAGGTCACGGTTTCTTTTATATAGCTGCCGGTGATGTCTGTTGTGTATGCCCTTCTTGACTGTGCAAGCACGGAATCCGCGCTTGCTCCGAATGCCCTGCGGAGCAGAATTGAGAACAACCATTTTTTTATGATTTCACAATCCTCCCTATTTCCTATCTTTTTGTAAAAATCCTGATATATGCCCTTGTGATAAAGATAATATAGTATGGGCATGGCGGCATTATATGAGGTCATTGTGAAATCCGTCAGTCCGAAAGATCTCAGCAAGTCGAACAGGTTTGAAACGGCATCCCTAATCCTCGTCCAATTATTTTCCACCAGTTCAATAAAGCCCAGATTGAAACTTGTTATAAGAGAACGCACATCTTTATGATACAGGTACAGGAACGATTTTAATATGAAATCGTGAGATATATTAAATCCTTTTGAACGTACATGCTCGACCAGATTCTTGATTTCTGTCTTCGCGTCCATCTGTTTGCAATTGGCAATGGCAATGGACATCAGAATATCAGAAAAACTTAATGCGGTTCCCCCGGAATTGATCCGGATAAAAATATTCACGGCTTTGTCCGGTTTCTGTTCATCCTCCTCGTAAAAATTTATATTGAGCTTGGTGTGGATGACATTGTCCAACAGTCTCAGCAGTCTTTTGGATTCCTTGTCTATGTTATTGTCCTCGGCAAATTCATCGATGCCATAATTGTAATCCTGGTGCAAAGCCAGAATCTTACCTACACGGAACCATTTTTCATTAGACTTGTCAATAAATAAATCATTTTCCTTGGAGATATTCTTGTCAACAAAGGAAAAGATAAACTCCCTGTCGCTTTCCTCCTGTGTGTATTTACGGGATATATTGAAATATAGATGCCGGGTAGGGAAATTATATTCAGAATAATCCCAACGTTTCCTATAATCCTTGTACGCATAACTGCCGCACAGACCGATATACAATGACGTCAATCGCTGTTGTCCGTCCAATACCGCATAAAAATCGTTGATATTGTCTGTAGGAATCGGATCGTTGCATATCCGATGATACTGTATGAAAGCTGACAGAAACTTATAAAACCGGAAATCAGTCTTTGTTCCTCCTTTTACCTTCCAAAACAGCATGGAACTGATCGGGTAGCCTTTCATCAGAGAATCGAACAACTTTTCTATCTGTTCTGCCGACCATACAAAATCTCTCTGAAAAGCCGGCAACAGGTATTCATTCCGGTGGATACGTTCTATTGCCTGCGCTATTGTTATTGGTGATTGGAAACCTGCCATAATTACATAATTAAGTGTTTTTCGCAAAGATAGAAAATTCTATTTTTATGTTTTATTTTCGAGGAGGAAAAATGAAAACCTGAATATATTCCAACTACCTATTCTTCTATAAAAAGATCAATGTCTTCAGATAAGTCGAATCAGTTGCTTATTCGTGAGGCTATCCGTAAAATAGCTCTCGGCCGTAGCATGGAACGTATCAGTCTGGCTCCGGGAGGTATGTCGGGCATTGGCACGGCCCGTATGATACATGGATATGTCGCCAAAATACATGATGACCCGTCGGACGAGGAATTTTCCGAGTATGGCGGTACCGTTGATGTCGGCGAGTACCCGGACGAGACAGCCTCTGCGGAACCCGTCATCCACAAAGGCGTATTGCTTTCAGCGGCAACAAGCAGCGAGGGCGGTTTTTTGATTGTGCCTGCACTTTTTTCCGACGTAACGATTTTTATGGATGCCGCCACCCGGTACGCCTATGTGGTGAACTTCTCACATGTGGATATCCTGCGGCTGAATGCCCGTAAGGAAACCGTTGTCGGTGTAACGGAAATGGAGGAACTGGATCCGGAGAGTGACTCTGCTCCGGACTACGACGAGCTGGAGGCTACGGGAAATATGGCTTTCACACATTATACGCCGACAACCGTTACCGCCACTGTCAGGAACAAAAAGGGTAAGGAAGCCTCTACGGGGATTGAGGCGGAGAGCATTACCCACGTTGTAGACAAGTCGGAGGTCAGGCAGACAACGGACAAGATAATTCAAAAGGTGAACTCCACGACCGTAACGGTTACCGACAACAAAGTGGCGCTCGGTGACGAGAATGCCACCGAACCGTTGGTATTAGGCAATGAACTTGCCGGGCTTATGCTCGACTTCCTGACCGAGTGCAGCAAGGTGATGACCCCCACCTTGATGGGTACAATGTCACCTGTCAATTTCCCTAATTTCATTTCTTTGATCTCGCGCATTCAAAGGTTCCTCTCCAAAACCAGCTATACCAAATGAACGTACAACTGTATCCGGACATAGACAGCCTTGATAAGGAGAGCCTGTGTTATTCCATCTACTCGCAGCTCTACCATAACTTTTTCAATGCCCAGCAGAAAAAGGATGATGACCATCCTTACGGTGTCGAGGAAGGGGACGAGACCAGCATAAGGTTAAAAAATACGGCCTACGGGTTTGCTTCGGCCATTGCGGGGGCGGTTGCCGGTGAAGGTGTCCCGGGTGATGGAGGGTTGTTGCTGGAATACCTCAAGAAGTCGGGCGGTGACATGACCGGGGCACTCCGTGCAAATTACGGTTTCGAGGCGGGTGTCGCCAATAACCGTATTCTGGAGATCTGTTCGCAGGACATTACCGATGCGGACGGGGCGGTGACTGCCGTTGAATACGGTGTCAAAATTACCGGCAGTCTGAAAATAGGCGGCAGCAGCCTCCATATAGGCGGACAACAATTATTGGGTTACGATACGGACAGGAACACGGCGACGCTCAATGCCTCCCGCATTGATTTTCAGGATGCCTCCATACACTCGGGCGGAGAATGGATTATCGGGAACAGGGAAACGGGAGTGTTCATTTCTCCGTCACGGCTGACTGTGGGGGGACATGACGTATACCACCGGGGCAACGCCAATCTGGCGGCAGTGGACTGGACCATGCGGGACGGAACGGTGCAGCGTCATCTGGTGGTCTGCGGGAATACGGCTCTGAGCGGTGCTCTGGATGCCTTGTATGGGGCAAGGCTGGGTGACAAGGGAAAGTGCCTGCTTTCATTTTCCGGTGAGGAAGTCGCCCTCGGAGGCTTTCTTTCATTTCTGGACGGTTACGGGCTTCGTATTGGTGGTATGCCCGTACTCCAGAGGACTGATAATGACAAGATACAACTGGGCGGTATCGGAAGCGATCTGTTGCTGGGCAGCGGGCATACCACCAGAATACGCCTGCTGTCCGGCATTTCGGATGTGGACGGTGACTGTCTGATGCTCTCGTCCTACGGCAGGGCCTGCTTTCCGGGTTCGCTCACTGTCCGTCACAACTATGGTGCCGATCTGCTGTCTTCGTACCGGGTGGACAACTCGGATGAAGGCATAATTATTCACAAGCGGCTGCGTATGGGTATGGCTGGCGGATTTTTGATTACCGGAGATAAGGAAACCCTTTCACTGACCTCCATGGTTGTATACGAAAAAGAAGGCGTGCGGACAACCGTCCCCCATACCACAGTATTGGGACACCGTCCGTCCATAAGTGCCCATGCCCCTCAAAACCGTTACAGTGAGTCTTTCCATATCCAAACCGATGCCGATTTCATCTCCTCCGGAGTTCCGGTGGAGGCTGCCGGGCATGTCGGAATCTGCGCGTCGTCAACCCGGTTGGCAGACAAAATCCTATACTTGACAGAGTCGTTGAGGTTACAGGCTGTTTCCGGCGGTATCAGGCATTACGGTGACAGCTGTTTTCTCGGCTCCGTCTCTTCGGAATTCTTTTCTTCGGGCTTTGCCGGAAGCGGCTGGGGCATCCGGAAGAACCGTACCACGGGAAATGTCATCGCCACATTCGACGAGGTTGTCGCCCGGCGCAAGTTACGCGCCTACGAATTCGAGGTAAAGAAGGTTTCCGCGACCAACGGCTCTTTCTGGATCAGCGACAGCTGCTCGGGAGATTCCGTTGAAAAAATATCATAGCCCATGTCCGTATTCCGTTATTCAAAATACAAGGTCCGTATCGACCCCGACTCGCAGAAAACACAGGGGCTGCATGTCGGGGATATCGTCCGCAGACAATATGCCGGGCGGGAACGGGCGGTCTATTCCCTGATGTGCGTGACGGAAACCGGAACGGAGCTTGTCGGCGACAAGGAGGCGCCTTATTTTATCGGGGCTTTGCTGGACGGCGATGAACCGCAGAGCGGGGAGCTTCTGGACTTCGTACGGAGTACCAACCTGTTCGATACGGCGCGTAGCGGGGCACTGTACCTGACGGCTTCGGACAGCGAAGCCCCCTATATGGATGTCATCGACGGCATGGCAACGGAGCGTTCCCTTTGCTATCCGGTCATGAACGGAGGGGTGGCAGGGGTGCCTGACAAATCCAAGTATGCCGTATGTGGCCATGTGCTTCAATCCGAATACAGGGAAAACGATGCGGAGGCGACACGCATTGTCCGGATAGTCCGCAATGCGGAACCGGCGGGAGAATCCTCTTTCGGACTGATGCAGACTCTGGAGGAGTCGGTCGGGCATCCGGAACGTCTGCTGGTATCCTTCAAAATCAGGGCTTTCAGGGATTTGTCCTCCGTCCCCCTCTCATTCGGCTATACCAACCGGGAGAAATCAGATGCCGAGGATATATTGTCCGCCGGGCAGGAATGGGAGTACAAATTGTGGGTTATCACTGTGGACTATCCTGCGCAATATAGCCGGAGCCTGTTTCTCGATCTGACGGAAAGCCTGACCGCAGAGGGTGACTGGTGTGAATTGGCGGACCTGAATATCCTGCGGCTCTCTTCCGTGTCCGCTTTCGGCGATGCGGCCAAAGCCCGTGTGGGAAAGGTCTGCGGCATTATCGATCCGGTATTCGGCATACTGGACGGTTACGGGGCCTATTTTCAGAATCTCTACGCAACACGGAATGTCAACATCGCCGGAACATTGACCGCCGGAGATGAAAACGGTTTTTCCTCAACTTTCTATGTAGGCAAAATTCACAAAAATGTCATTCAGGACAGCCTTTCCTGTGCTTTCAGCGGATCCATGGCAGCCGGTACCGCCACTCCCACCGGTATCGGAAAGAGTGTACGGGTCACGTCAGACAGCCGCCTTACATTACAGGATGCCGGTTGGCGCAAAGCCCGTGCCGGCAACTATTATTGTTTTTCCATCTGGATAAAGGCGGAAGAAACAACGGTTGTCCGTTTTTATCAGGACGAGCATCTTGTCGGCGAACAGGCTGTGGATGCCGGCAGGGGATGGACACGTCATAAGGTATCCTTTCCTGTCCGGGAATCCGGCGCTCCTGAAATGACATTGGGTATCGCAACCCCGGTACCGGTCCTTCTGTCCGCCCCGCAATTGGAACCGGGCAAGACGGCGACACCCTACCAGGCGACGGATGGCGTGTTGTCTTACACGGAAGATTACGGGGCATGGTTCTCGAAAGGAGGTATTGGCGGAACTATCCAGAATCCGCTGCTCAGGTTGGGTGAGGACGGTTCGATAACCTCGCGTGACGGTTCTTTCGTCATTAATCCCGACGGTACGGGGCTTTTCGCGTCAGGGCGCTTCAAATGGAGCAAGGACACCATCGAACTGCGGGACGTGACCATCCGCTGGGAAGATTTTGACGAGGAGGCACAGGAACAGCTCAAGCCCCGTTCCGTATCCCTGACGGGCGGTACGGCCTTCCATTTCACGGATGAGCTCTCCGGCATATGTGAGCCGGAAAGCATCCCTCTTGTCCCCACCGAATATAACTTTAATCCGGAAAGCCGCTTATGGGAATATCTTGCATCGGACGGAATATGGAAAGAAACAGGCTGCAATGCCGCCGTGTTTGAAATGACACCGGCGTTTCACGGCTGGGAAGGGCGTGACGTATTAACCCTCCGCTACACCGCCGTATTCCGGAATGAAAATATTGGAGCCACCCATACTTTCTTCAAACTTTATGACGGTGCGCCATCCTATACTGTTCATGTGGAGTCGAAAAATGGCACGATATTCCGTAACGGCATTGTTTCCACGGTTCTGCGGGCCAGAGTGTACAGGGGCGGTGAAGATATTACCGCACTCATTCCCGATGGTAATTTCCGCTGGCTGCGGACAAGCAGGGATACCGATGGCGACAGGATATGGAATGACCTGCCGCATTATGGCAGGGAGATTGAGATAACCGGCAGGGATGTATGGCATAAGGCCGTTTTTGACTGTGAAGTGGACATATCAACAACAGAACAATAAGCATATGGCAATAAAAGTAGCACGCGGACAGATAACCATCATTGACCAGAATGATGCTGTTTCCTTACAGGCGTTCATCGGTTCTTCGCAACCGCTCACCCAGGTATTCAACAAGGATACGGGCGTTTATGCACCTTCATGGGCGGCATCGCCGTTTTTGGTGCTCACTCCTTCGCTGTTTGTCAGCGGTAAGGCCGCCACCGACCAGATTTCATCAGTCGGTAATGCGGCTACGCTGACAGCCGGCGTTAAAAGCGGCTCCGCCAAGTGGTATAAGAACGGTTCGGCCATAACTTCGGGCCAGGACAGCTGTACTGTCGGTGCGGCGTCCGCCAAGTATGCTCTGACCATCAAGGCCAACCATATGACCGTTTCCACGCCGCAGGTACGGTATGCCTTCGAGGCGGTTTATATCGATGCCAACGGGCTGGAGGTGCCTTTCCGTTCCGAGATACAGTTTACCCAGCATCTGAATGCCGGAGCGATGATAGCCGCCGTGGCATATGCTCCCGACGGTGTTGTCTTCAAAAATGACGAGGTACCCACACTCAAGGCGCATTGCGACCTGTGGCGTGGTGCCACCATCGATACCACCAATGTCACCTATGCCTGGGGAATCAAGGATTCCTCCGTTTTTGCCAATACCACACTGGTTGCCGCCGCTACTGCCGGTGCGACCACCGTCACAGTGGCCTCCACCAATAACATGGAAGCCGGCGGAAAGATTACAATAAATTCCGTGCAGTACACCATATCGGCGGTGAACACCTCCACCAAGGTCATAACGCTGACATCGGCCCTCACTGCGGCGGCCAATTCAGGGGCTTCGGTTTCCTGTCCGTATTACAACTCCATGCTCGGTGCCGGATGGTCCTGTCTGACTTCCACCAATCCGCGTGGCGTGACGGCAGGATGGACTACGAACGAAATAACCATTACTGCGGACGCCGTACTGAATTTCGAGACCTTCAAATGTGCCATCAAGGACACGGACACATCGGCCGGCAACGCCTCGGCCAACAAGGTTGTATGCGATATCATTTCTTTCACGGATATGTCCGACCCCATTACGGTGGACCTTGTCAGCCAGAAAGGGTTCACCATCAAAAATAACGGGAATGATGTCGATGCCAAAGCGGTGCTGTATCGTAACGGTGAGGTACTGGACGATGACGGGACTGCCTATACCTACACATGGAAACTGTGGAACTCGGCCGGAACATCCGTCATAAAGACTTATACGGGCAAATCCATCACCGTATCGAAAGCCGATGTGACAGGCAAGGGCGTACTGATGTGTGAAGTGTCGAAATAGTAATGAAGGAATGGGGCTTCTACGGATGGCAAGCGGTGTGAACCGGTCTCATCCCATCCGTGCGACAAAACGGGAGCCTTGCCATTTGGCGGCAACCTGCCGCCTTTTTTTGTCCTATACTTTTCTTAAAAGAGCATATGGCAAAGATACTGGTCGCCCGCGGTCAGGCGACAATCAACATACAAAAGGACGGTTATACGCTTAGCCAGTCACCCGGTGAATACATCTTCCCTGCGGATGCCGACGGGAAGATAGTTTCTGCCGTATCCGTCACCTCCTCTGTCAAGGTCACGCTTGGCGATTCCAGTTTTACCAGATTTTCCATCGGCAACATTACCAGACCGGCAGGATTCTCCTCCATATCCGTCAACAACAGCAACAAGACCATAACTTATACGGTCGCAGCAGGAACGACCACACTGGCCGATCATGGCACTGTGGTTATTCCCGTCATTATATCCGGAATCACCTACACCCTGTCATTTGTCTGGTCAAAGGCCAAGTCAGGGGCACCCGGCAAGGATGGAAACGACACAGTGATGCTTGACTGGGTCAAGGAGTGGAATACCAACAAGACACTTATCGGCAGCAGCACGGTCATCACTCCAAAAATTTTTACAGGGATCAAAAACAGTGACGGCACGATAACCGGTGTGGCAATCGGGCAGTTCCCCCTCTCTGTCAGGACAGCTTCCGGTACCATTACCTCTGAAACGGTTAACGGCATCTATGGTTTCAAGAACGGTTACAAGACCTTTTTTGTAGATAACGGCGGTAATGTCCAGTTCGGTCATGGCGACCAGGTTGTCAAATACAATGCGGCTACCGGCAAGGTGGAGTTCGGAAATGGTGTCAGCCTGAACTGGATAGGTGCAACCTTTATTGACAAAGACGGTGTCTTTACCGGTAAACTTTCAGCGGGTACGGTAAAGGCGGTGCAGCTTGACGCCTCACAGATAACTTCAGGTACGGTCTCCGCCTCACGTATCGATGTGGCTTCCCTGAAAGCCTCTCTTATTACTGCCGGGAATATCGAAGCGCTGACACTCAATGTCACGAAAGGGAAAATTGGCGGCTGGTCCGTCGACGGTGACAGCATCTGCCGGGGAACGAAGAACAACACTTCCGGGGCGATGACCGCCGCCTCCGGCTCCATGACTTTGGGGTCAAACGGCATCCGCGGTTTTAAATGGTGTCTGGATGCCTCGGGGGCGGGGGCTGTTGCGGGAGGCAATATATCCTGGGATGCCTCGGGCAATGTCACCTTTGCCTCTTCCGTCTCTTTGCAATGGACAAATCCGATCAATACCATCGTTACCGCTTTGGGCGGAAACGGCTCTCCGAAGCTGACAAAAATCACTGCGGCCGGTATTTATACCGGCACTGTCACCGCCTCACAGATTACGGCAGGCACTATTTCTGCCGACCGTATTGCCGCCGGAAGTATCACCGCCTCCAAACTGGACATCGCCAATGTAAAGGCTTCTCTCATTACGGCCGGAAATATCGAGGCCCTGACGCTGAATGTCACGAAAGGGAAAATCGGTGGCTGGTCAATCGGCGCAACCGTGTTGAGCGGCAACCACATCCTGCTTGACTGCGGAAACAGGCGTGTGGTGGTTTACGGACTTAATTCCGGCGCGACAACCGGACAACGGGTACAATTGTATTATAACAGCGACAGTGATTTCGGGTTGTATGCCACGAACAGCACAGGCACATGTGTCGCACGTTTCGGGTCCCAGAACAATATTGCCGGCTGGACGGTGGATGCCTCCTCCATCCGTAAGGGAAACATTGTACTGGGGAGTGACGGTTCAATAACCAATGGTACGAAATGGAAATTGAACAATGACGGAAGCGGGCAGATTGCCTCGGGGAACATATCATGGGATACCGCGGGGAAAGTCTCGTTCTCCCCTGCCGTTTCCCTGCTATGGAAAAATGACATAGAGGCCGCAAAAACAACCAATTACGGCTATCCGTATTATTACAGGCTTGTCATCAACGGGGAAGAGAATAAATACTATCCTGTCATCCTCAAGGGCGGTGAACAGAATTTCAAGCGGGACATTCTTGTGCGTCGTGCCTACAGCGAGCAGGCTCCGGCAAGTTGGAACACGTCCACGCATAAGGGTGGCCTGGTACTGCTGCTGAAGGCCAATTTCGGTGGCTGGGGCGGCATCAGCTATTCATGGGACATTTATGAACTCTCCGAATCCTATTGCCGCATGTTCGCAGGTGCGGCCCTATGTGGGAACAACTGTATGTTCGCCGTGTTCTTACGCGGTGGCGGAACGACCGGAGCGGTCTATCATATCTATTCCGACCAGCCGATTGTCAGTAACGCGATGAGTCCGTCCCCCATACCGGCAGCACCGCAGATCGCTTACAACTCGGATTTGATTTTTCAAAGCGGTTCCACCAAGGCGAATGCACCGGCTCCCCGCACGCTGACAGCTTCGGTCGAGGAAGAAATACGCCGTAAACGTTTTATTGCACTGGCACAGGGAAGTGACAGCACTCTTGCCGCACACCCGCTGACCTATATCGGCTCTACAGGCATCTATACCGGTACGTTGACGGCCGCACAGGTCAATGCCGTCAGCATCAACGCATCCAGCATCAAGACCGGGACGCTCTCCGCCGACCGTATTGCAGCGGGCAGTATCAATGCCTCCAAACTCGATGCGGCCAGCATCAAGTCCTCCATCATCAATACGACCTATATCAACGGTCTGAGCTGCACCTTTACCAAAGGGAAAATCGGTGGCTTTACCATCGGGAGCGACAACGTCACCGTCGGCAGCGTCGGGGCAACCGGTGCCATACCCTTGCAGATCCGTTCGGCATCGACCGGCAGCGGCTACTGGTATACCGGTGCCTACAAGCCGTTAGGCATTACACTGACCTGGCATCAGAGCAGCAATGCCGGCCATATCGTTTTCGGACAGATTGCGGCAAGTGGGAGTACGGTCAAGACCGGATTCATCGGCATACAGATGATGTCGTGGGACCATCTGGAATATTTCTGCCTGTCGGCCAATTATACCAAAAGTGGTGGAAAGGAGATCTATAACCGCATTGCCGGGTGGGCATTCGACCACAACCATATCTGGAAGAACAATATATCGTTGGGTTCGGACGGGTCGATAACGAACGGCAGCAAATGGAAACTGAACAATGACGGCAGCGGGCAGATTGCCGGAGGCAATATTTCATGGAACGCTTCCGGTTCCGTCACTTTCGCCTCTTCCGTGTCAGCCCAATGGACGACCGGCATCACGACCGCCCAGGAACTTGCCTCCGCCATGGCGTTTGGCAAGATGCTCTACAGGGACCCGACCTTCTGGAAGGGGAACAACAGTACCGGTGTCTATAACAATTCCGGCAACGGCATGGTGACGGTCACCCGCCAGCAGGATACGTCGGCGCCTAATGACAGCAAGTATGTCCTGAAGATACAGACTAATGGAACCGCCAGTCCTGGCAACGGAGGATTCTATTTCGGAACGGCCTGCAGTTCGCGCAAAGTGCTGGTCGCCCGTATCATCGCCAAAATTCCCGCCGGACGCAATATCTGTTGGGCCTCCAACAACATTGGTACGGGCGGTTCGAGCCGCTGGCTTACCTCCACGGCAGGAACCGGAGACTGGAAAGAGTATGTATACAAGGTCGTATGCGGCACCTCAAACTTCTCCAGCACCCATTTTTTCTATATTGACGGGGCACAGGGGACATCTGCCGCACCATTGGTCTGGTATGTGGCTTATGCCACGGTTTTTGACCTTACTTCCACAGAAAAGTATACCACGACCATCGACGCCAACGGTATTTATACCGGTACGGTGAAGGCAAACCAGATTATTGTGGACAGCGCCCTGGTTGTAGGAGGCAGCTCTTATAGCGGCAGTATTTCAGTCAAGGATGCGGGCAACGCGGTCAAAGTGACGCTCGACAGGACGGGTATCACTGCCGTAGCCGGCAAGATCGGAGGATGGACGTTGGGCACCAGTTCGCTTGCGGCGTCCGCGCCAAGTTCCGGGCATAGGATTGTAATGGCGGCCTCCGGATATATCTATCATGACAACCCTTCCACAGGAAAAGAGTATTGGGCTTTGAAAACCGACGGTTCCGCTGTTTTCGGATATGGGAAAATTTCGTTTGCGGCGGACGGTTCCGGATATCTTGCGAACCAGAATATCAAATGGGATACCGGCGGCAACGTGACGATGACCGGCACGATCAATGCCAATGCCGGCACGATAGGCGGCTTTTCCATCGGCCAGGGACGCATTGGATCTACGGCCACGGGAAGTGGTTCCGGTGGCGGTCTGGCCATCTACAACGATTTGTTCCGCGTGGGAAACACCATTTCCTACGTTCTCTTGGGGGCCAACACTTTTCCCGCCTCCTCAGGCGGGACCTGTGCGGCGGGGCGCATCGTCAACAACAAGGTAAATTCATATATGAACAACTACGGGTTGTATATTGATGTGAAGAACGGTCGCCGAAACTATGGGGTGTGGTCCAATGCCCCATTGGTCGCACCAGCCGCCATCGGTCTCAAAATGAAAAAGATCTATTTCACAGGTTCCGGCTATAGCATTGACTTTTCTGACAGTAATGTCTTTTGTGTCTATGCCAACTCCACCTGCAATGTCAATCTTCCGAGCGCGTCGTCGGTTGCAAGCATGTTCGGATATTCGAGCCTTCCCTCCGATTTTGCCTATATGTTTACCCTGTTTTACAGCTACAACTGGGGAGGGCATATCAATATCATGAATGTGCGGAATCAGAATGGGGGCACGTCAAATTATGGTATGGAAAGAGGGGACTCGCTGACGCTCCTTTGTTGCAATTACCCGTCTTTTCATTACCAGGTATTAAATTATAATGGTTAATAACCGGAACAGAAACTTTTACCCTATACTTATTTAAAATTCAAATTATATGAATATCACCAATGTCACTATTACCAGGACAGCAGAAGAGAAGACGGAAAATGCCTTTTATATGCTGGAGTATTCCGTTGTCAATGACGAGCTGAGCCGTCTGCATGTTTCTGTCAATGAAAAAGAAGTCGATGAGGAAGGCAACATAAAGCCTGTCGGAATTATCTATATGGAACAAGGGATCCTTTCCTGCAACTTTCCGATGGTGAGGGAGCTTGGTCCCATATTCCAGGATTTCGACAGGATGCAACAGGATATTCGCGAAAAAATCAATCCTAAATAAAGAATCATAATGGAACTGAGTGTCAAAGACCGCCTTTACCTGCCGACTTTCCTGCCGGCACGCGGCAATTTTAAGGAGTTCAACCTTAAAAAAGAGATTCTGCGCAAAATCGCAATTGGCGATGAGGAACGCAAGGTTATCAATCTTCGCGAAAATGCGGAGGACAAGCGTATCGAATGGGATGTGGAAAAAGAACAGCCGTTGCCGGTGGAGTTTTCCTCCGATGAGATGGCCTACTTGCAGGCCGCGTGTGAGAAAATCTCGGACGAACAGTTGCCTGACGATATGTGGGGGACTGTGGAAGCGATTTACAATGAAATCTCCAAGGAGGCATAAACCGATTTTTCTATCTGCCGCTACTCTTTATGTAAAGAGTGCCCCGGCCGTACTCTTGGTATGGCCGGGGATTTTTTGTATCAGCACATGCCCAGACAAGATATCATAATGGATGCCGAATATGGAGAAGTGGAGACTTCCGGACAGATTGCCGGAAAAACCTTCTACGACTTCCACCTGTTTGACAGTGTGGAGGGTGCCGACAATGCGGCCTGCCGTTACGGGGAGATAGCCGTACCGGTAGATTTCCTTGCATCATACAGTGATGCAAGGGGTATCCATATCCGTATTCCCTATGTAGCAGACATACGCCTGCTGAAAGTGCGTATCGCCATGAAAAGCGGTTCGGGGGGTGTCGGATATGTACGTGGTGCAGTTGACGGCAGGCATTGGTTTCCCGTCATGAGAGAGAACGAAAACGGGACAAGGGAGACGGTCACCCCCGCCTCGCTTTATGCCTTGAACGATGAAGGGATCTATAACCTGCTGCTCGAGGAGGACTGCCTGCTCATTTACAGCGGGGAAGAGACGGATTTTGGTATTGGCGCCTCTAAGGTGCAGAACGAAACTTTCCTTTTGAAAGCCGCCGCCGGAAACTTATACCAGCATCCGACCACCGGTGTGGGGCTGATTGACTTCCTGCATTCCAATATGGAGAACAACGGGCTCGCCGCCAAACTGCAGACTGAATTTACTTCCGACAAAATCATCATCAGGAATGCCTATATAGATTCGGTGACAGGAGAACTGTTCCTGGAAACCGAGGAGAAGGAGGACAGCCATGGGTAGTTACCGCGTCGTTGCAGGACAGAACATCTATGATGTAGCCCTGCACCTGTATGGAAGTGTCGAGGGAATCGTGGACCTGCTGGTCAACAATCCTGCCCTCTCGCTGGAAACAGAACTCTGTTCCGGACAGGAACTGACATATACCGACGGCTTTGTCATCAATGCCGACGTGGTCGCCTATAACGAAATGCACGGCATCGTCCCCTCCAATGGGGAGCGGCACGTCTATCCCAAATATTTCACCGGTCCGTTCACGGCAGCCTTCCTGCTCCCGCCGACATTGGTCTCCGCAGAGTGCAAGGTGTCAGGAACGGGGACGCTGGAAGTTGACTGGGGAGACGACAGTGCTGTGGAGACCGTCATTCTTGGCCATACGCCATGCACGCTGCGCCATACTTTTGACAGGCGGGTGCGCCGGAGCCGCAAGATCCGCTGGTTTACCGATGCGGAATTCCGGTATATGGATTGGAGCGGGCTGCAACCTTCGTCCGTTGTTTTACTCCGTCCGCTGCACGTGGAGGAGCTGACCCTTCGGAACTGCACACCCGCATTGGACAGCTTCGGGATTTTGTCCGGAACTTACCGGATCGATCTCTCGGGGATAATGACGGACAACCTCGTTCCGCTTGCCGGGTGCCATAACCTGATGGAGCTCGACCTGTCCGGAGCGCGGATAAAGCCGGCCGTCATAGACAAATACCTGACAAGCATTGTGGAGCATTACGGAAACAGACGTAATTGCCGCATGACATTGCCGACAGCCCCGACGGGAACTTATAAGGAACCCGGGCGGGATGAAACGACCGGACGTTACCGTATCACATCGGGCATGGAGGCGGTATGGGTCATTCTGCATGAGGAAAGCTGGAACGAAGGTGGAGCGTGGGAATTTATCATCAACAATAAAATCTATACAGTGTAATGAGCCGTACAATAAAGGAAATATACAACGAGGCCATAGCGGAACGGAACCGGCGGCTGGAACTGACAGAGTTCGCCAGTGATTCCAAAATGTCCGTCATGAACGGAATCCTGTGGGTAGTGGCCGCTGTCATATACAGTTTCGAATCCCTGCTGGATGTCTTTGCCGTGGATATTTCCGAAGCCATTAACGGACGCATCAACGGTACTCCCGCCTATTATGCCAACTCCCTGTTGCAGTATCAGCAGGGAGATGAGCTGACGGTACGGGAAGACGGTCTGGCCTTCGGCTATGCCAATATCGACGAGACCAAACGCATCGTCACGCAAGTTTCCTATATGGAGAGCACAGACGACCAGAACCTGGACAGTAAACTTATCCTGAAAGTGGCTACCGGTGCAAAAGGCAGCCTTTCCGCCATACCCCCGAAAGAACTGGCGCCCATCAACGCCTATATCAACAAATTGAAATTCGCCGGTACACGCGTGGAGGTCATCTCAACCAAGGGCGACGTGCTGATTCCCCGCCTTACGGTCTTTCATGACGGGGCCATACCCGAATCAGAAGTGTACGACTCCATTGAAGAGCAGTTGAATGCCTACATGATGGATATCGATTTCGATGCCGCCGTCTACGTTTCCCGCCTGACGGATGCCATACGGCGGGCAAAGCATGTGACCGATGTCCATATCGACGGGCATGCCGTTCCCGAACAAGGGGTTTTCATCGCCAGCCATGACACCGACGGCCATATACAGCCGCCACAACGCATTGCCCGTATGGCTTATACCGCATCAGGATATCTGAAGGAGTCCTCCGGGAAGGATGAGGAGGACGGGCTGCCAAATTTCCGTGAAGCCATCATTTTAAAAATAGAAAACCATGAGATATAAGCTGTCCATAGACCGTACCGTGAACCGCCTGGTTCCGCATTACCTGTCGGGACGCAGGTTCATCCTGTTCGTGCAGAGCTGCCTTTATCCGTTGCAATGCACCAATGAGCGGTTCCGTGATTTCACGAAAGAGATGCATATCCGGGCACGGATGACTTCCCAGGTAATCTACTTCGAATGGTTTCTGAACTACAAGTTCGGCAAATACATCAGGGACGGCAAGGACCGTATCCTTATCAGGGACAGTGAGAGTGTCGGTGTGGACCTCTACCATGAGGGTGCGGAATACCAGCGTCCCTGTACCATCTGGTACAATGGGGAACAGATCATATCAGATAATGATGCGGAGCGGCCCCGTCCGTTCTACCTGCTGATAGAGGAGAAACTTATCAACAAGGTCAGCTTTGTGGTCTGTGTCCCGCCCGTCACCATATCACCGCACGAGCTGGTCTATATGCTCTCCTATGTGGTGAATACTTACAAGACGGCCGGCAAGACCTATCTGATCAGGATTGACGAAGAAGAATATACACCTAACAAGAATACAGGACAATGAAAGAATATATCGCAGAGACCGGCGGACGGTACACTTATTCCGACGACATCCTGAACCTGCAGGAACTTGCCCTCAGCATGAGCGCCGTTTTTGACAGCTGTTCGGATTTCATCATCTCGGGCTGCGAACCGGACGGTCCCCGTATCTCACCGGGATATGTGTGGCTCGGCGGTAAGGTCCGCCGTTTTGAGGGAGCCGCTGATGCCGTCTATCCTTATTATATTTACGAGGCCAACAGGCATGAGTCGGTGGTCTATGCCAATGATGTCAACAAACGCGGACGTACTTGCTACCTGTGTGCCGGAGCGAAGGCCATACCTGAAACGACCGATCCTGTTACGGGTAAATTACCTGTAAGCATTGAAGTTACAGAAAGTTATGCCCCCCGTTTTATTGATAGATTCTTCGGGCGTTATGCCGTACTGCTGGACACGCCTTTCACTCGGCAGACCGTCAAGAAGGACCTGGTACTGGCCGGCACCCTTACCGGACAGAAAGAAATCAATTCCAGAACCGCCGTTTCTGTCAGCGGGGAAAACGGCTATATGCTCAAAGGTGTCGTCAAAACTGACGGCGGCATCTCGCTTGGCGCTTATCTGAACGGATTGCCGGTCAATGAAATTATCATCCGTACAGACGGCGGCTTCAGTTTCATGAAGCAGGGCAAGGAACTGGTACGTATAACGGAAGACGGGATCTCTTACGGTACCTCACTGGGCGATAGCGCCCGTATCGGGGCAATCCGTATCAAAGGTTCCGATATCTATAACACTTCGGATACGACAGATGAGGGCTGTGTCCGTATCAATTATTACGGTGCGCAGGGAGGCGGAACAAGATACCGCAACTTTGCCGTACATGACGGGAAATCCGGAAGCAGCCCGGTCCTGGAAGTAGCCGGCCGTACCGCCACCGTACGTACGGGCGGGCTATTCGTCGTGCAGAATGCCGGACGTGGGATCGACCTTCAGAATACCTCCTATACGAAAGACAACGCCAGGCTCACCAATCTGGTCACCTGGCGGGACAGTGCCGCCTCCGTGCTCGCAATGGCAGGTTTTGATACCACGGACGATTACCGCTTTATCCTGCGGAACACATTGGGAGATATTGTGCTTGCCCCTTCCGGCTCGGTGGATGTGCTCGGCACGCTTAAGATCAACGGGAAATCCGTATCGGACACCTATGTGAGCGTCACGGCCTTTGCCGGGGAGATGTCGAAGAAAGTGGATGCCGTCAAGGGAAAGCAGCTTTCCACCGAGGATTTCACCACCGAATACAAAAAGAAACTTGCGGCCATCACCACCGGGGAGCTTACGGGAGGCGGTGACGGCTATGTTACGGCGGGGGCTGTCCGTGCCGCACTGAAAATGAAGCTTTCAGCCGATGAGAACCTGTCCGATATCATGGACAAATCCGCCGCCCGGAAGAATCTCGACGTCTATTCCAAAACGGAAGCCGGCGAAGTCTTCCTGAAGACCTCCGAAGGGTTGAAAGAACTGGTACGTCTGACCGCTGAAGAGATCAACAGGCTTCCGGCAGAAGAGGCCGCCGCTTTGAAAGCGGAAAAGCAGGCAGCCGTGAGGGACACCCTTGATGCCGAAAGGAAAGGTACCGGAGAGTTGAAACTTGCCAAGCTGTCGAATCTTTCAGACCTTTCTGACAAGAACAAGGCCCGGAAAAATCTTGAAGTCTATTCCAAGACAGATATAGACACGATGATGGCCGGCAAGCTCGGTACGGACTCTGCCTATCAAGGCATTGTCTTCACGGCCGGGCTTCGGGATAAATTACAGGCCATTACCACCGGTTCTTTTGCATATACCGACAGTAACGGCACCTCACACGCACAGGTCGAGGGGTATGTGATGACCTCACAGGTAGTGGGGGAACTCAAAAAGAAGGCTGACCGGCTGTTGGGAGGCTACAGCGCTTCCGAAAAGGAGACCGTCGCCACGAACCTGGACCTCTATACAAAGGCGGGTGCCGACGCCCGTTTCGCCACCCTTGAGAATCTGTTCCAGGATTATATCAATTTTTTAGTCCGGCAGGGAAAGAGCACCTCGGAGGCACAACAGTTCCTGCAGGGCAAGTTGAACGTACTCTCCAAGAATGAGATTGTCAGGGATTACCTGCGCCGGGACAGCAAGCTGTCCGACCTTCTGCTGCCAACGGCGGAGGCCAGACGGCAGGCCTGCCGTGCTCTCGGAGCTGCTTATGCCGAGGAGTATCAGCCGTTGCTTGCGGATACAGGATGGGTACAGATGGAGAACAGCGGATCGGGTACCAACACACAGTCGCTCTTCGTCCGCCAAATCGGGAACATCGTTTCCATACAGGGTGCCGTCAATACGGCCAACAGGGACGGAAACAACTGGGGAGGTATCGTGGCGGTCATCCCCAACAAAATACAACCACCCCGGTACAGTGTGCGCTGCACCGCCACTGACTGGAATGATGACCATAAGTACAACCGTGGGGTATCGTTCACCATTTACGGCGGCTCGCGAAGGATACAGCTTTATGAGCGCGGTATGTACAATGCCAATGTGGAACTCAACTTTACATATTTCGTATAGCCATGAAACAGAAGATGAATGTAAACGGTGACATCGAAAGTCGCCGCAGAATTGCGGAACGCAGGTCCGTTCCCGCCCGAGAGAATATTTCACCCGACAACAGCCAACAGTATCATGAAACAGAAAAGGATCCGGCGGCAGCCACAGAAGAAACCGTCTTTCCGGGGAACGAATCCCCGAAAGCGAGAAGACGGAAGACCGCAGGGGACGTTTAAACGTTTCCCCTTCGACCAGACCCGGATAGGGTTCATGCTCCGTTATGAGATGCCGGTGGTTTACCATCTGCTCCGCAGGCTGTATGACCGGCAACAGCCTTTCGAGCCGAACTGGCATGTCATCGAACTGGTTGCGGAGGCGTCGAAAGACCCTTCGTTCAGAAAGGCGAAATTCAGCCGCTATCTGGATGAATACCGCCGGAACGGGGTTTACTGCCGGCGGGGCAAACGGCTTACGCCCGGACGTAAAACCTATTACGAGGGCATACGCCGTCGCAAGACGGAAGAGTATATCCGTCAAAACCGCAGGAAGCTGCTCTTTGAAAGACGGAATGGGCCGGGCAGTGACAAACTGCCCAGGGAGATTAAAAACATACTTAAAATGAAACGGTAATGCATTGACGGACAATGGCTGGCGCAAACATTCATATGCATGTATGGCTGTTCGGGAGCATTTGTCTAACTTTGTATTCCACAGTCGCTGCAAGACCTTTCCATATTGTAAAATGAGTATCCGGCCAGGATACGGCCGGCGGGATATCCTCTCCCTATATTGTCAAGTGAATACGGACGGTGCAACCGAACCCGTCTGTCCTGTAACCAGTTTCTTTGCGATACGGGCCTGCCGTGTCGCACTCTTCGGGCATTTTTAATCCATAAAACCAAGCGTTTATGCAAGAAGAAGAAAAGAACAACGGCATGGAAGGCATGTCTGTCGAGGAGATGTTCCTCGGTGTCCAGGAATCGTATCAGGAGGCACAGCAGCGTGCCCAGGAAGAGAACAGGGCGTTCGCCCGCACGGAATTCTTCCGCATGGACAAATTCGGGACCTACCGTCTGCGTGTCCTTCCCATCGCCCCCAATCCGGACGGTTCACCGGCCCGGCCCGGTTATGAGTATCCGGTTCACCAGTTGCTGCTGGAACTGGAAAAGCCCACAACCGGAAACAAGCCCCAGAAGATGTATGTCACCGTCACCCGCGCCACCGATGCCGGATACAGTGTCGATCCCATCGAAACTTACCGGCGTCTGGCCGTAGAAGCCGCAAAAGAGGCCGGGGATGAGAAACTGGCAGAAAAAATCGCCGGCGGTTCGTTCGGTGGCGGCTTGAAGTACAACTACGGGCACTGCCTCTATATCTTTGACCTGGGCGAGCGTGCCAAGGGAGTACAGATGATGACCCTCTCGCACGCCCAGTTCAAGGATCTGGACGAGCGGAAGTTCAAACTCTGGAGTAAGAAGCTGGCCAAGAACCCGTCTTATCCGTGTCCGGTTTCATCGGTGTACGACGCCTATCCCGTGGAAATAGAAAAACGGCGTAACGGGGCCAAGACCGAATACCTGTTTTCCATCGACAATGAATCCGACCCTGAACCTCTGACCAGGGAGGAGCTGACCGCCTTGCTGGGAGCACCCCGTATTCCGGAAATCATTTACCGCTATACCCGTTATCATCTGGGTGCCACCGTTGAATTCCTTAAACAGTGCGACGGCATTTACGGCATGCGGCTTATGGAAACGGACGAGATGAAAGAGGTCATACAGCAGTTATCCGACGAACTGCCGAAAGAAGATACCTCCTCCTTCTCGTTCGACCGCCGTACGAAGGACAACAAGGACAATGTCCAGGACGGGACAGGAATTTCCCTGGACGATCTTCTTGAATATTATGACGAGCTCAGGCGGCAGGACCTCGGTGACAAGACCGAGGAGGGACAGGAGCTGCGTGCAATGATACGCAGCTACATTGAACAGGAAGCGTTGTCCGTCCGTGTCACCCGCTCGACAAGCAACCGGGAACTGCTCGAACTGATTGAGAGTGAGATGGAAGGTCCGAAACCCACAGACACACCGGAGGACGCTCCCAGGGAGGAGGAACACCGGCTTGCGGAAACGGAGGAGCGTGCCGAGCGTCCCCGCCGTCGCAGATAACCCCTTTTATAAGTCTTTGAGTTTTAACCCAGCGGGAGGCGTCCATGCCTCCCGTCTTAATCACACACATTCATGGAAGAGAGCAAACCTTGCATATTGTTGTTGAATGATATCCATGTCTCAAAAGACAACATCCCTGCATTTCAGGCCAACTGGCAGGAGGCCGTGGAGCTCTGCAGGAAATGGGGTATCAGCGAAATCGCCGTCGGAGGCGACCTGTTCTTTTCACGTGCGGCACAGACACTTGACGTGCTGCTGGCAGTACATGACGCCCTGCTGGAAACCTCACGTGCGGGCATCCATGTCACGCTCGCCGAGGGGAATCATGATCTCGTGAACCAGGAATCCGTTAGAGGTTACTGCCATGTCTTTGACTGCCATCCGGATGTGACGGTAGTGGATGACTTCCTGACCCTGTCGCGTCCCGGCTGGGAGTTCGCGCTTCATCTGATGAGTTATTTTCCGGAGGACGGATCGTTTATCGAAAGGCTCGAACAGTTGGAAGAGAAAGCGCTTTCAGAGGAAAAGAAACATTTTCTTTATATACACGAAGGTATAAACGGGGCATTGGCGCAACCATCGGAGAAAGAATTGCCCGCCAGGATTTTTCTCCCGTTTGATAAAGTTTTTGTCGGCCATTACCATAACCGGACCGTCATTCCACAAACCCGTATCGAATACATCGGGGCCTCCCGTCAGCACAACTTCGGCGAGGATGAGGAAAAAGGATATACGGTGCTTTATACCGACGGCACACACGAGTTTATCAAAAACCGGGTGAACATGCGCTACCGTGTGGTGGATGTGCCGGTGGAACGTGCCGGACTGCACCTTATGGACGAGTTGCGCGAGACGGAGGCTGACGGCCGCTACAAGGTCAAGGTACGTGTCCACGCGCCGGCAGCTGCGATGAAGTCGGTTGACAAGGCCGCGCTGCTGGAAGCCGGGGCGGCGAAGGTGGAGCTGATAGCTGATGACGAGGAACTGTTAGGGGTCGCATCCTCTTCGCTCTTTGAAAAGTATGACAGCTGCCGTATCCGGGAAACTTACGAGGATTTCTGCCGGGAAAAACAGATTGAAGATGTCTCAATCGGATTAGAGTATTTATCCAAAATAGATAACAGGACATGTGGAAATTAAATAAAATAGAAGCTGAGAATCTCTGTGCCTTCCGCTCGCTGTCATACACGTTACGGCAAGGGGTTACGACACTGATATTCGGCGACAACCGGGACAATGAGTCCCAAAGATCGAACGGTGCGGGCAAATCCGCCCTGCTGGAGTGTATCGCTGTCGGTATCACAGGCAGCCCGCTCCGTAAGATAAGGTCGGAAGAAATTATAAATGATGCGTCCGGGGAGTGCCGTATCGGATTACATTTCAGCAACGGCAACTCAGCGGAGGAACTGGTTGTCAACCGGTGCATTCCACGCAGAGGGGCATCCACGGTCAGTTGCACACTTTTCCGTAACGGTGCGCAGGTGACGACAGACGAGGCTGTCCAGCCTTCGGTCGATGCCTATAACCGCTATATCCTTGAAAAGTTAGGGATCACGCGCGAGGAGCTGCTCAACAACTTCATTCTCTCCAAATACCGGTATGAGGATTTTCTTTCGTCATCGGACAAGGAAAAAAAGGAGATAATCAACCGCTTTTCCAACGGTATCCTGGTGGACGAGGCCATTGCCATACTTGAAGAGGATATCGTGCCGCTCTCAGAAAAGAAGCAACAGGCGGCATTGGAACTTGCAGGACTGGACGGGCGTGTCGAGATGTTACAGGAGCAGATCCGTAAGGAAGAGGAAACCGGAGCGGAACGGGGACGTACCCGCGCGGAGCGCATCGCCTCCCTGGAAGCGACCATCGCAGCCAAAAGGGAACAGATACGCATCGGACACGAGACGGTGGCCGGATATGAGACACGGCTTGTGGCGGTTCAGCAGGCGGATGAGGCACTGCAGTCGCTGGAATCGGGGGATACGGCACTGGACGAGTGTCTGGAAAAGATACGGGAGATAATGCCCCTCTTCCCCGATGCGAGACAGACGGACTGGAACGGGATTATCACCGGGACAAAAGAGAAGCTGCAGACGGCCGTTTCCGGGCTGTCGGATTGTGACACCTCCTTGAAACAGGCGGAACGGGAACTGGAAGAGGAGAATGAAAACTGGGAACAGTTCAAAAATAAGTATGCCGCCTTCTGTGAGGAATACAACGAGCAGTCCGGTACGGCAGCGGACAAACTGAGGGAAACAGACATCCGCCTGCGCAATCTTGCAGGATGCATCGAAGAGTTGCGTCACAAACGGCGTATAGTCTCGGCCGGTATTGACGAGCTCTCAAACAAACTGGCCGGTTCCGTCACCTGCCCTGCCTGCGGACATAATTTCCTAATAGCGGAGCCGCAGTTTGACATTGAGGCGGGAATGAGGGAACTGAAACTACGACAGCGGCAACTCACGGAAATTAATGGCCGTATCGAAGACAAACAGGAGGAGACCGGTTCTGTGGAGCTGCAGCAGAGCCGCCTGAACCACGGCCGCCGTACCTTGGAGGCCAGACGTACCGAATGGGAACAGCAGCTGGCCGGACATGAACGTTCCGTCAGGAACGCTACCCGGAACGTGGAAGAGACGGAAAACAAACACCGGCGTATTGCAGCCGGGATTACCGCACTGCAAAATGAAATTGAGAGCATACGCCGTAAGGTATTCGATGAAACATTCGGATTTGTAGTCGAGCGTAATGCCTCACTGAGCCGCAGCATACGGACGGAAAAGGAGGATATACAGGCAGCAGCCTGTGCCATTGACACTTTGCAAGGCACTATCAGGGAATTGAACGAGGCGGTGCCATCCAATCTGATATCCACGCTCCGGAGCACGCTCCGGGAGGTGAGGGAAAAATCCCGCGAAGCGGCGGGACGGAAGACCGCCGTAGATGCGGAACTCCGAACATTGGAGATGCAAAGAGAACGGTTCATACAGTTCAAGACCTATCTGGCCAATACAAAAATCGAGGCACTCAGCCGTATAACAAACGAGTTCCTGCAGAATATCGGCAGTGACATACGCATCCGTTTTGACGGTTATACCGTCCTCAAAAGCGGTAAGGTCCGGGAGAAGATTTCCATTTCGCTGTTGCGTGACGGCATGGACTGCGGATCGTTCGGCAAGTTCTCGGCAGGCGAAGCGGCACGGGTGAACCTCGCAACCATCCTTGCCATGCAAAAACTCGTGAACAGTAACTGTGATGATGGCAAGGGACTGGACCTTCTGGTTCTGGATGAGATACTCGAGGCGGTTGACGAGGCGGGACTGGCTTCCATGTTCGAGGCATTGAACTCGCTCGGAGGTACCGTACTGGTTGTCTCCCACGGTAATGTTGCGGAAGGTTACCCCCATAAACTGGTAATTGTGAAAGAGAATAGCGAATCAAGGATTGGAGAATAGTACCCCGGACAGGAAAGAGGTGCTTGTATTGGATATAGCTACGCATACCGGGTATTTTTCCGTGCATGAGGCCGGAACATAGAACTTTACCGAAAGCAGACAGCGTAACGGCAACAAGATGCACGGCGCATTCCGTACCGTCCTTGTCTCGTTTATCCGCGCGTATGGTATCCGGCGGGTCGTAGCGGAGGATGTAAGTGCGAACCGTTATTTCTATGACATGCACCGGCTCTCGGAACTTCGGGGGATCCTGCTCGAAGTATGCGACAGCCTGGGACTTCCCGAACCGGAGTTTGTGAATCCGGCGGTGCTCAAGAAATGAGCGACGGGGGACAGGCACGCCACCAAGGCACAGATGGTGGCGGCATGCAAGGAAAGATACGGCATCATTCCGGTGGATGACAATGCGGCGGACGCCTGCCATCTCTTCCATTATTACATCCGCAGGCACAGGTTGTAGAACGGCACTTGCCAGGATTCCGGGCAGCCTTCTCTCCGCCCGTTTTTTTTAATTGATGCTCAATGGCAGCTGACAGGTTAGGACATGAGATTCATTATCAACCTTTTTTCGGTCAGTGAAAACGTGGAAAAGAAAGATGTGTTTATTGCGGTTGTCCCCTCTGACGATGAATCCGCAAGACGGAGGGCGGAACTTCTCAGAAAGTATGTGATGCCGCACAAGAATCTGATATACAGCATTTGTATCAAATATACCTATAACCAGGAGGACATAGAGGATAACTATCTTGAAGCGCTGGTTAATTTCTTCAAGTACATGGACAGTTATGATCCGGCGCGTCCGGTGAAAACATGGATCTATGCCGTGACCAAGCGGCTTGTGGCGGACCTCAACAACCGCAACAAAAGCCGCATGCCCCCGGATGACAATATCGACATCTCGGAAATATCCTCCTCCCTGCCGGGCGAGGACGAACCGTCAGAGAACTGCATGGGAATGGATAATTATCACAAGTATTACAATGATGATATCCTTTGGGCATTGGACAGGCTCAAGCCGATTTACAAAGAGGCCCTGCTTTTACAGCAGGCCGGCTATAAGATCGGAGAAATCATGGAGATAACTTACCGCAACGGAACATTGCAGACCAGAAATGTGGAGACGGTCAAGAGCCGTCTCTTTCTGGCCAAGACACAACTGCGCAAACTTTTGACACGTGATGGAGAAAAAAGAGTGGATTGACGGATGCCGGAGGCTTTTTACACGCTTGCTCCGTGCGGCAGTGTGGCCGGATTTCCAGTTTCCGTCCGGAGGAAAGGCGGACAGACAGCTTTCGGCATGTTTCGACCTGTTGTGCCGGGAAGCCGGATCTGTCAGTCCGGAACGCCTGTCCGATTTCTGCATATGCCAGGTGTATGCCCTTTCCGGATATGCCCCCTCTTATCGTGGAAAGTGGAACATTTCCCATTCGTTTGGCCGGAAGGCAGCTGACCGGTATCTTCATTCCGGAAAGGAACGCCGTTATTGGGAAGACCGGTGGCTGAAAGGTTTCGGACTGTCACGTGACAGTCTGACACAGGCAGTGGAGAACCGCCGCGGGCATCCTTTCGGACGTTTCATTTACCCGGAATATGAGGAGATTACCAAACGGCGTCTGCTCTCCAGCGAGGCCGGCTATCTCGTCTGTGCGCTCTCCACATTGATGTGGACACCCTTCTCGCCGTCATGTTCCAAATGTACGAAAGCGGATCCGTGCCGCCGTAGAACAGAGGCGCGTTATCCGGAACTTTACCGGATTCGTTGTGAGGCATGGTGGAAAGAGGAGGTGAAGCCATGAGTTCCGTCAATCCGCTCAGTGCCGAGTTCCTGTATGAGCTCTATGCCACGGCGCTGTGCCAGGAGCAGCTGTGCGCTGTCCTTTCCCGCCACATGCGCAAGGAATACCTTCCGGACCGCTCATTCCAACGGGTGCAGGAGGCTATTGCCGCACATTTCAGAACCTACAAGACACCGCCGTCATATGCCGTACTGGCACAGACTTTCCATGAGGATTACGATGCCATTGAGTTGATAGATACCTTCCGGGAGTATGACGAGGGCCAGAGTTCCGAAGTGATGATCGACATGCTGGAGTCCTACATCAAGGGTGTCCGGTTACAGTCGGTCTATGCGGAAGTGGGAAAACTGTATAACGAGAACAAGCAGGACAAGGCGGAAAAGGCATTGCGCGGGTATGCCGAATGGCTGGCGGGCTTTACACTGAAGAGTACCTCGTTCATTGATGTGGCGGAGACCTTTACGGAGCGCTTCCAGCGGAACCGCCGCCGTGAGGAGGAAGAGGAACGCTCGGCATCACCACGTGTGTCCCGGTTCTATATCCCGTTTCTGGACGCGCTCAATGCCGGGCGCAACCTGCGGGGGCAACTGACCTGCTTTCTTGCCAGTACCGGTGTGGGGAAATCCCATATCGCCAAATGGATAGGTGTCAGGGCGGACATCGACGACGGGCTGCATGTGCTGCACTTCCAGCTGGAGGGGTCCGAGGAGGAAGCGTTGAACGCCTATTCGGGAGGGCTGGTTTCCAAGAACGCCTATTATTACGAACGGGGAAAGATCTCGGATACGGAGATGCGCCATCTGGAAAAGCTGGTGGCATCGTATGCCGGCAGCATCACGGTACGCAGTTATCCGCGTTTCAACGCCCAGGTATCGACGCTTGACATCAAGAACGGAATCTCGGAATACCGCAAACTCAAAGGTCACAATCCGGACATCGTCATCGTCGATTCGATGGATCTGCTGACAGACGCCAACCGCCGTTCATGGGGTGCCGACCATGAACGCGCAAAGCGTATCGCCGTGGCCAATGACCTCAAGGACCTGGCGGCGGACGAAAAGGTATGGATGGTCGTGACATATCAATCGACCATTGAAGACCGTGAGTGGCTGAATGACGAAAGGAATGTACTGACAGAGTACAACTGTTCGGAGGCCAAGGGGCTGGCACGCCCATGCACGCACCTTATTTCGCTCAACCAGTCATCAGCCGAACGCAAGGAGAACATGATGCGCCTGCATGTGGCCAAGAGCCGCTTTTTCAAAAAGGGCGATACCATCAAAATAGCGACGGACTATGACAACGAGGTGTTCTATGACGGGCAGAGGACGCTGAATCTGAACAGGGAATAAAAAGGCGTTCAAAATGAAAGTTCAATAGCAGATAGTTTTATTCCTGTGAAAATGAACTGCAAAAGGCAGACCAATCTCCCCCATATAGAGAAGGCTATGCTCCCAGTTCTTCCGGTCGGTCAGCCCGCCAGGCATGCTGTACAGAGTTCTGTAACCGGCTGGTAATAGCGGTACGGGACTGCCGCCGGAAACCGCTTCATTCCGGGTAACGGAGGGTGATTACGGCATGCCCTTTTTCATAGCGTACCCTAAGTCCGAGCTTCTCCAGTTCCTCCCTGATAAGGGACTCCTCGAACCCTTCGGACATGAATCTTTCCCTGAGCAGGCCGGTGATATTCTTCGTTCCGCTACTTCCGGAAAGAAAATCCTCCACCCACTGGCGGAAACTGCCACCCGTACGCATCAGGTTGTAGCGTCTAAGACAGAAATTCTCCACACTTTTCAAATCGAACTCCTTATAGGACAGCAGGGCGCAGAGAAGCGGCCCATTGGTGTCATCCTCCCTGAATTCCGCCGTCAGCACGCAGACCGGTATGCCTGTCCCGCTATCGGGTCTGTAATAAAGCCGGATGTTTTCCCTTATATACAGCCCCGTGGCGTATGTCATGCCATCCGGGGATTCCGTCATGACGGGAAACGCCTGCCATCCGGAGTCCCCTTCCCGTTTCAACAAGGTTATTGCCGGTTTACCGGACTCCCCGTCTGATGTGGAGTGTGACCTCATCGTTCCGTTGGTCTTTTTCCATCCGAGAAACCGCAGACAGTTCTCTATATCCCTCAGATGCCTTTCTCTTGCTGAATTCCCATTAAGATACGGACGAAGCGTATCCACGATTTCGGACCAGTCCTCGTTTGTCTTCATATACTATTTGTTAACAAATTTCATTAAATACAGTCGTTTTGTAATTGAAATATAGCGATTTTATTCCGACCGGTTAAATAAATTCCCTAAAAAATCATGGAAAGAGCCACTCATGGAATCTCCCTGAGGTCTTTCCGGATTTCGGTACAGTCTGTATGTCCTTGGGGCAGACGTGAAATCTTGCCGGGCTTTTGTCCGTCCTTTCGTGCGGAGTCTGCCGGCAGGTTCTTATTGTACGGATTTTTTTTGATAATACATGGGGATTTCCTCTATTATATCCCCTTTCGTCGGATAAGTTCGCGGTATCCTGCCATGAACCTCTGCTCGGGAGAAGGCCTGTTCCCACTGCCCCCCTTGTTATCCGCACCAGCACCCGCCACGACATGCGGGCAGGTTTTTGTCCTGCCTTTTAAGGCATGGAGGCTCCCTCTCCTGTTGCGGTAGTGTGCGATACCCATTTCCGTCTTGAGAAAGCGTATCAAGACAGTATGAAATTTATGAGGCGTTTTTAAACTTTAGCCCTTGTACTCCAGCTATACCTTTTATATGGAACTGTCTGTACAGGAATATCAATATCTGGTTTCGGAGATAACCCGTGAGACGGGAGCCAAGCGGGACGGGAGCGGCAAGAACCTTATCGTTCCGCGCTGTCCGTTCTGCGGCAAGCAGGGTGGTAAGTTCGGTATCTATATCGGTAAGGAAAACGTCCGACACAGACCGTTCATGGCACACTGTTTCTCCTGCGGGGCGTCCACCCGTACACTTGCACAGTTATTGGCGGCTATCGGACGCATGGACCTGATGGTTTCCGAAACAACAGACATCTCGGCACCGCTGAACCTGCACCTGCTGGAGGAGGACGAGGCGGAAGAGATAGACGACGAACTGGTGCCGGTCGAATTGCCGGACTTTTACAAGCGCACTTTCCGGCATCCGTATTTGCAGCGGCGCGGTTTCTGTTTCGACGATTACGAGTATTTCCCGGTCGGGATAACCGGCAGGCTCAATCCGCGGTATGCCGACTATGTAACTTTCCCGGTCATCGACTGCGGTATGGTTGTCGGATATGTTTCACGCCATATCTGGCCAAAAGAGGCGATAGACACCTACAACCGCAAAACGAAATACAAAGGTGAATACAAGATACTTCGTTATCGGAATTCCACAGAAAACGATTTTTCCAAACTTCTTTACAACTATGATGTCGTCCGTAAGGACGGTACCGATACGGTCATCGTTGCAGAGGGCGTTTTTGACGTCATCGCGCTGACGCGAAAACTTGAACTTTACGACAACCCGCATATTGCCGCCGTAGCGACTTTCGGAAAGAAAATTTCCGATGTGCAGATTTACAAGCTGCAATCGAAGGGCGTGAGGACTGTGGTTATTGGATATGACGGTGATGCCGTCGAGGCGGTCAAACGGGCTGCGGAACGGCTGAGGCCCTACTTCGAGGTGTTCATCGCAGACATAGCGGATGCCGATAAAGACTGGGAAGAACTGGCGGAAACGGAGGTCTACGGCATCTTTGCCTACCGTTTGCTGTCTGTCCTTGAATACAAACTCAAAAAAGTACAGGAAAGATGATACAGGAACTGCTCGCATGGCTTGATACACAACGGATTTCTTATATACCGGTTGACACGGAGGTGGTGGACATACCCGGGTTCGGACGGCTGTTCACGGCTGACCTGTCAGGTGTGGAATCCATTTTCCGCAGTGACGGCGATAAACTTGTCTTCAATCTGATGGAGAATCCGGCAGTATTGATGGAGGAGGGAATCTACCATGTGGCTTTTCCGTTCGGATATAACTGGTACTATTACGACCTTCGGGAAGAATTCCGTTTCAATCTGTTGAAATACATCGGCCGTCCCGGGCCTCCGGCACATGACATTCCGTTTGTGAATCTTGGTGTCCATACTTCTTACGAACTGCTGAACGCCTGTGGTTCCCTGGAGGATTTATGCCGCAAGGCAAAATGGTCAGGACATACGGCGGTCGGCATTTGTGACCGTAATACAATGGCCGCCACACTCAATTTCCAAAAAGAATGTGCCAAAAACGGGCTGAAACACATCTTCGGCTACTCGCTGACAATGATTCATGAAGAAGAAGCCGTAAACCTGAAAATGTATGCCCTGAACAATGAGGGGCTCCACAACCTGCTGCGCATCCAGTCCGCCGTGATGGTGGTTTCGGAAAACAATACAATCCGTTATGAACAGCTGCTGATGTATGCCGCAGGGTGTGTACCGGTCTTTGCCACCCGATCTGTCTATTGGATGGCCGGACACCCTAAGCAGGTGGAACGGATCCGGAAAGGGTCCGAAGCGGTTTATTACCAGATAGACGCCAACGAATATAAGGCGGACCGTATTGACCGGGAGCAGCTGGAAGCCCTTAAATATTATTTCTGTAATTGCTATGATACCGGGAGGGATCTGTTTACAGTAGAACCGATCCTCCTTCCGGATTGCTATTACATGGATAAAGATGATGCCGCTTCCAAAATTATAGTGAACAAAATTGCTGCAGGAGCCGCACATGAACAAAGCGGGGAACAATATTTCAAAACGGCGGATGAACTATATGACACGCTCCGTCCGCTTTTCTCCGAGAAATGGGACTTCGATGCCCTGTTCGGGCGTATGTGCCGCCCTACGGTGGAGATTGCAGAACGGGCGGAAGCCGTGTTCGAGACCGGACGGATGTTCATGCCCGAATACCGTATGCGTCCCGAAGAAGTGGAACGGTACGGCAATCGCCGCACGATGTTTCTCCGGCTGCTTGATGAAGGGTTGAAACGAAAAGTTCCGGATATGGAACGCTACCGGAAACGGCTGGACGAGGAAGTCTATATCATCGAGTCAACCGACAACGTGGATTATTTTCTTGTACAGTGGGACATGGTGCGTGAGGCGCACCGCCGGGGTATTGCAACCGGTATCGGGCGTGGCTCCGCCGGCGGATCGTTGGTCTCCTACCTGTTGGGTATTACCTCCATCGACCCGCTGAAATACGACCTGATTTTCTCACGTTTTCTTGTTCCGGAACGCTGCGGACTGGTTTGGAAAGACGAGATAACGGTACTGGCTCCGGACATTACGCTTAACAAAGGCGAACAATATGTGGAGATACAATCTGAAAATAAAATTTATCGTCTCTGTGCGGATGCCCGTTTGAGGATTCTCCGCGGCGGGGAAGAAAAAACAATATATGCCGGTGAATTGATTTGCGGTGACGAAATTCTTTTTGACCGCCGAGATTGTTTGTGGAACTTAAAGGAACTCGAAACCCATGAATCCGACTTACGAACACCGCCGTCCCTATGACGGCTGCGACCTTTACCAGGGTGACGCCCTCGAGGTGCTGCCCCTACTGGCAGGGCAGGGCATCGTTGCCGACATGGTATTGTCAGACCCGCCATATGGTACGACACACTGCCGCTGGGATGCCGTGATAGATATTCGGGGGATGTGGAATGCCATACAAAGCGTATCTGCCCCCGGAACTCCCATACTGCTGTTCTGCCAGCATCCTTTTACCAGCATATTGGGCTGTTCCAATCTTGAAAAGCTGCGTTATGAATGGATCTGGGAGAAGACACAGGCGACAGGTTTTCTCAATGCCGGGCGTATGCCGATGAAAGCGCACGAGGACATTCTCGTGTTCTATGACAGGCTGCCCAAATACAACCCCGTCAAAACGGACGGGCACCGGTGCAAGATCGTAATGGCCGACCACCGGCGCAAGTGTGACAGCGGGGAGATATATCGGAAGCATGACAATTACCGGGACTACATCTCCACGGAACGCTATCCGCGCAGTGTATTGAGATTCAAGACGGACAAGCAGAAGTCCTGCCTGCACGCGACACAGAAACCGGTTGCCTTGCTGGAATATCTGATACGCACCTATACCGACGAGGAGGACCTCGTCCTTGATTTTGCGATGGGCAGCGGCAGTACTGCTGTCGCCTGCAGGAACATGGGACGGCGCTTCATAGGCGTGGAGATAGACCGGGATATTTTTCAAACAGCATATAACAGAATAGCCAATGACTGACACCCGGGAAATCTGGGTGGATATCAAAAATTATGAAGGGAAGTATAGAATCAGCAACAAGGGGCGCATCAAGAGCCTGGAACGGCAGGTATCGCATGGCGGTATCACCCGGACACAGCCTGAACGGATCATGAGCCATTGGTGCGGGACCACCTCATATTACGACTGTGTGCGGCTTTATAAGGAGGGCGTCGGGACAAAATTCTCCGTACACCGTCTCGTGGCACAACACTTCCTTCCGGAATGGAATCCAAAGTTGGAAGTGAACCATATTGACGGTGACCGATACAACAACACCGCGAACAATCTGGAAATGTGTACGCACCAACGGAATATGGAACACGCCATTGCGGGCGGGTTCAAACAGGATTATGGAGAGAAAAGTGTGAACGCCAAACTGACGAACGCACAGGCGGAAGAGATACGGGTGAAGTATTTCTCCGGCAAAGCCTCACAGAATACCCTGGCAAAACAGTACGGCGTCAGCCGCCAGACGGTAAGCGCCATTGTTCGATATAAGAAGTATATAAGATGAAAGTGACTCACATTAAAATCAGGAAAGCGGATACCCCTTTGACTGTCATGGATTCGTTCGTTGACAGAGGGCTGACGGAAGGCGGACACGCGTCCTTGCCCGATATCGATGTCGATTACGCTTCCGACCGGCGGCAGGAGATCAAGGACTATCTGGAAGAACGTTACAATGTGAATGGCCGCCAGCGTGTGTTCTCGGCTGGAACCTTTACGACCATGAAGCTCAAGGCAGCATTGAAGGATGTGGCGCGTGTGCACCGCGTGCCGCATGCCATCGTGAACTATATCACAGCCATGATAGATGACGGTACGGACTGGACGGGGCTGTTCATACAGGCGACGACAAACAGGAAACTACGTGAGTTTATCCAGACCTATCCGGAAGTCATTGAAGATGTGCGCGGGTTGCTCGGACAGCCCAAGGCCGCATCCATACATGCTTCCGCAATTATAGTGACACCTGATGCCCGGGACGGCAGACCGGCCGAGTGTTTCGATTACCTGCCTGTCCGAAAGATGGACGGTGCATTGGTGTCGGAATTCGACGGCTACTCGGTCGATGAGATCGGGCTGCTGAAGGAGGATGTGCGGCCAAAGTGCATAGAGGACCTGATTGCCATCAACGCCCTGTACCGTCCCGCCACGCTCGACATCGGGGCCACGGAGGATTATATCCGTTTCCGGCGGGGAGAAGTGGCGCCGGTCTATGACTACGGCTGTTACGAGGCGACGAAGAACACGTTCGGAATAATGTGCTATCAGGAGCAGTTCATGTCCATAGCCCACACGCTCGGCGGCTTCGACCTCGGCAAAACCGACCTGTTGAGAAAAGCCATCGGCAAGAAGAAGGCGGATCTGATGGCTACGCTCAAGGTCGATTTCATTACGGGGGCTGTCCGCAATGGCTGCCCGGACTATGAAGCGGAAGAAATCTGGCACAAGATAGAGGTGGCCGGAAAATATTCGTTCAACCGTTCCCATGCCGCAGCCTATGCCCTGACTGCCTACTGCGGGGCTTGGCTCAAGGCCAATTACCCGTCGGCATTCTATACCGTAGCATTGCAATGGGCGGATGACAAGGAAATTCCCCCGCTGATGGCGGAGATGGAACGTTGCTCGTCAGCCAAGATCGTGCCGCCGGACATCAACCGCTCGGGAACGGAGTTCTTCACCGACTACGCTACCGATGAAATATTCTGGTCGCTTACCCGTATCAAACAGATGGGTGTCAAGACGGTGGAACACATCGTTACGGAACGTGACCGGAGCGGGGCGTATACCGGCATTGAGAACTTCATACACCGCATTTTCCGTTACAAGCTCAAAAAGTACAGCTATTGGGATGACCCGGACAACCCGGAGGAGGCGGTGAAAGTGCCCGTAAATGCCCGTCATGTCAAGCACATGGTCCTTGCCGGATGTTTTGACCGCGTGGAAAATGTCGGGGCGGTTACCGAACGATGCGCCCTGCTCGAACGTGCCGCCAGGGAACTGGGATTTTCTCTTTCCGAAAAAGACTTCCCCCCGGATATGCGTGAGAGGCATTTCTTCTGGTCGCAACAGCAGATTGCCGTATCGGGCATCGGCAGTATTGATTACCGACGCATCTTCGACAACTCGGAAGCCCGTAAACAGGTCAGGGGAAAAGCCTCTTACCTGACACTGGACGAGATGGCGCTGGATGAAAACGACGGCCGGAAGGTAACGGTCTGCGCCACGGTCGTGGAGGTCACGGAGCATACTTATAAGGACAGGGAAACGGGAAGCCGGAAACGTTTCGCCAAGCTCACACTCTCACAGAACAACCGCATTACCGAATGTGTCTGCTGGAACGACTACTACATGGAACACCGCGCCGAAATACAGACTCTCAAGGGCCGGGTGGTCATTCTCACGGCTGTCGTCCGTTACAGTGATTATAACGGATGCAATACACTCCAAACCTATAAGAACTCAATGTTATTCATTCAATCCTAAGACATGACACCAAAAACAGAACAGAAAGTATATGTGGGAATCGGGATGGATTTTGAAACCGGCGGTCTGGACTGCCGTGAATGCGCCTGTACCCAGATCGCCCTGCAAGCCGTCCGTTTCGACACCTGGCAGGTGTTCGACCATTGCCAGGCATATATCGCCCCCTATGGCAAGGCGGATGCCGGACTGCCCCGTCGCAAAGTGTTACGAACCCGCCACGAACAGGTGAAGGAAGCCGGGGTTGTCCCCATGAAATATGAGCAGACAGCATTGGACTATTCCGCCATCACAATGGAAATGTTACGTACACAAGGGGTGGATATGAAGACGGCGGCCGGAGAAATCATCGCCTTCGCCAAACGTAGCGCCTTGTCGAAAGGCAACCAGTGTAAACCTATACTGATCGGACAGAATGTCACTTTTGATATCGGTTTCTTACAACAATTGATGAACTATGCCGGGCTGGTTGCCGAGTTTGAAAAAACTTTTGCCGGAACGAAGGACTATTACGGTAATTTCCAGCCCCACTATATCGATACGCTTACAGTAGGGAGGCTGGCATTTGCAGCCGATCCGGAAGTGACTTCTTACAAATTGGAGCTGATCGCCTCCCGATTGGGAGTGGAATTGAATGATGCACATGATGCGGCTGCCGATGTAACGGCCACACTTGACATACTTGGTATCTATACCTCCCGGTTACGTCATGTGGAAAGGGGAGCAATCACAATACAGACAAAAGAGAAAACCCGTAAACACTTTAAAATATGATGACGGATATCAATAAAAAAGATGCGAAAGACATTCAGCAGGGCCCGATTCCGGAAACCATCACGTTTCATACTGCAGACCGTATGACATATGGGGCATTAGGTTATGACGGCAATGAGCTTATGGCGTTTATATCGGGCTATGACCTTGAAATTAAGTTCAATTTGCGGATTATAAATTCACTGGCGGATGCCGAGGCGTGTGCCGACGCGCTGGCACAAGTGTTTTATGAAGCACTGATGGAACAATTAATTAATGAGAAAGCGGATTTTGTAAAACCTCATCACTGGAAACCCGCTACTCTTTCAGAAAAAGAAGGAAATGAAATCAGACAAGATAATGGACATGCCGGATAAACCGGAAGGAAAGCCACTTACAGAACAGGAACTGCAATTTTGCAACCTCTATGTGAATGGCGGCCTGGAATATGCGGGACGACCGAAGAAATGTTTCGTGGAAGTGTTTGGGGAGAATGCGGTAAAGAATCCTAATGCTTCCGTCAACTACCTGATGAACAAGCCCCATGTATTGGCACACATCAGGACATTGCTGTCTTCGGAACGCTTTGAAATGGAAACAATGGCCGTGAAACTGCAAGTGACCGAAACCCTCAAAGCCGTCATGGACGAGGCGGCCACTTCGGACTATACGGACCGTTTCGGAGTCCCCCTCTCTCCTGCGGCACTTAGGGCCGTGTCGGTCAATGCCGCCAAGGCGCTGATGGAAATTTTCCCCATCAGGCACAAGGAAGAGAGCCGCTTGCGCATAGAGGGTAATGACGGCAATGTGATTTTTAATGTAATTGTACCCCAAAAAACGACAGAAGATGACCAGAGGGAAGCATAAGATTGACAAACAGGAGATAGCCTGGTGGACTTATCTGGCAATCATGGTCGCATTGATTGTCTATGGATTTTGGGATAGCACGGCGGCAGAACTCCTGCTCAGGGCTATCAAGGACGCATACACTCTTTTAATGGAATAATTATATGGAACAATTCAAGGAATTTGTAATAAAGTACTTCAAGGTTATTGTAGTGGTACTATCGTTTTCACTGACGCTGTACATACAACATATCAACAACACGGCGCAGATTGCCAGGTTGGAAACGAAATGTGCCGGTATGGAGACCGAAATCAAAAACCAGTATGACCGTATTAACGCCATGAAACTGGACAAGTCTGTTTTTGAGGCCACCATGATGCAGCTCAATACTTTACAAAATGATCTGCATGAAATTCGCGCGGATATCCGTGAACTGCTCAAATGCCAGGGACCGCACAAATAGAAACATTTAGGAAAGACCTGTTATGATAAAGAATGCATATGTCACCATCATCTTCTCGCCCGAACTCTCGCAAATGAGATTGGACGAGCTGATTGGTCGCCGTGGTATGGTCGTAGAGGACCTCTCACAAAACAGAGAGACGAATTATGGCGGTCTTGTACTGTTGGAAGAAACTTATATGGATGAATTCCTGTGGTTCATCCCCGAAGAATCCATATCTTATGAATAAATTAAATGGAATATTATCAACAGCCCTTCTTCTCCTCGGAGGGATTGTCTGGCTGCAACACAGACATGCGGTATATCTCACTGAGGAACGCGACCGTTTCCAAATGAACAATACTGCGCTGCTTTCCTGTATGAAAAGGATGCAGATCGATTCTGCAACGATGGCCCTTGAAACAAAAGTATTGCGACTTACTGTGGATGAATACAAAGAGTACCGGGCCGAAGACGCTGAAACCATCAGGAGGTTTGGAATCAAAATCAAGAAACTCGAAGCAGCCGCACGGCATAAAATAGAGGTAAGGGTACCGGTTGATGCCAGTATCCGGGATACACTCATTATCCGTGATTCCATTTTCCGGGTCAGACAAAAAGTGGAAATGGTAACGCCACATATACAACTGACTGGTTTGATTGAGGACAGACATCTCAGAGGGGATATAAAAGTGCCAGTGACTATCCATCAGGCTGTGTGGGTGGAATACAAAGGCTGGTGGCTTTGGAAACGGATTAAAGCAATACGACAAACCATATCAAGCGACAACCCGCATGTGGAGATTAAATATTCAGAATATATAAAATTTTCTTCTTCATAAATGTGTATAAAATTTGGCATTTGTACATTATCTATAAAAATCTCGTTATATACTAATCTACTGATGATAAAAATATAACAAATCTGAATACAATCGGCTTAAGGATACTGTCAGAACTGACTTCCGTATAAGGAACGTCTCTGTATTCGTCTTCGATTTTCTAATATAAAATTGATATTATTAAAACGAATAAAGATATGGGGTAAAAAAACAAATAATAGGACTGAAAAGGCAATAGATATGGATTATCAGACAATTACATTTGCAAAATAATTGCTATAAAGTAACTTTGATTATACTCAGGAAAAGAATATGAGACTATTATGTATGAACGGGCATTCATCCGATTTAAATGAACAAATGGATTCTGACTTTGGATTTGGTTGTTACCGGCTTGACAAGGATGACATATACCGGGTTGATAACAATAAATCATCATGCACTCTTTTCATGATTGAGGGTGATGTAAATTGCGATTTGGGCGAAAGCCAAGGACTACGGATTGTACAGGGCCGGATGATGTTCATTCCCCAAAACATGAGAATCCGGATAAGGGCTACGACCTGTTCAGAATGCATTCTCTTGTTCTGGAACAAGAATATGAGTATTTGTGACAAATTATTTTTAAGATCATTGTCCATCCTGGATGCAACAACAGATACGGATGATATGATTATTCCGATTAAAAGACCTCTTCTGGAAGTGTTGGGATCTGTCAGAACATATCAGGAAACAGGATTATTGTGCAGGCATATGCACTTGCTGAAACAGCAGGAACTGTTTGTTGTATTAAGAGGCTTTTATACCAAGAAAGAATTGACGGCTTTTTTTGCTGCATCAGCTGAGGCCAGACAACGGTTTGAGAGGTTTGTTCTGGAGAACTATAGGAAAGTGAACTCTGTCAAGGAGTTTGCTGGTTTATATTATGTTTCAGAACGAACTTTCAGCCGGAAGTTTCATTCTTGTTTCGGAGAAAGTCCCTATAAATGGATACAAAAAAAGAAGGCGGAACAAATAAGGGAAATAATCAGAGATTCAGAATTCTCCTTAAAAATAATAGCCAAACAATTCGGGTTCAGTTCGCTCGCCTATTTCACGACATATTGCAAAAGAGTATTGGGAGTGTCTCCCAGCCAGTTGAGGAGGAAAAATAACCGAACTGACAAATGATTGTCTATTCGATTATACATTAAAACCTGTTGGTGGAATTAAATTGATAAAAGATTTATATATAAAAAGTTATATATATTATTGATATTTAGCAGATTAAAGATGGGAAAACTTTTAATGGACAAATATCGTATGCACAACCTATATACAATATTCGCAAAAATCCTGAACATATGTAAGCAAATAGCCGGAAATTTAGTATGAATCAAGAAATGTACCAAGACGAGGAGTTGTTCCCTAATTCTCAGACCTTGAAATAGTGGCATTGAACATGACATCAGAGGCTGTTGGTATTGACAGTGAGTCACTGTTGTTTGCAAAGCTACAAAAGTATAGGGTTGAAATTCCCAATCTCCCGCAGACAATACAATGACAGACGTAAAAATACTTATCCCCTATGCAATGAAATCCGAAAAAGAATGGCTTCAGAAATGGATAGAGGTGAGGGTTATTTTTGCATTGATTCGAAGCCGATAGAAGTATGTCGTTTTGCTCGTTCCAAGCGTTGCAGTATGGGAAAGAAGGATTTTGAGAAAGCACCTTTAATCGGATACTGCGCATCACAAGGCATGTATTATTACGGATATAAACTCCATGCGATCTGTGGGTTAAGTGGAGTCATCCATTCTTTTGACCTTACCAAGGCAAGTGTGCATGACATTCATTATTTGAAGAATGTGAAGGTGAACTATAGTAATTGTACAGTCATAGGGAGCAAAGGATATATAAGTGCCCAAGTACAATTGGATTTGTTTGAAACAACCAATATCAGATTGGAGGTACCATACAGGTGCAACTAGAAAGAATGGAAGCCGACATTTCCAGCTTTTGCCAAAGCGAGAAAAAGAATCGAAACCCTATTCTCGCAATTGTGTGACCAGTTTATGATTATGAGGAATTATGCGAAAGATACAGACGGATTGTTTACCCGGATTGTCGGGAAGATTAGCGCACTTACAATCCTCCAATATATTAACTACAAAAATGAAAAAACTATTGGCAGAGTTAAATATGCGCTATTTTAATTCCGCCAACGGGTCATCTCTTGTATTAAGTGAGAATCATCACTTTCCATATCAAATATTTTATCGAGCCCCCTATCTGCTTGCTCCCATAAAGTATACGCTCCTTCAAAACCCAACTGCTGAAAATAAGTAAATCTTTCATTTTCTGTCATGTTTTTAAGCTGCCGGAGCGTCTCGCTATACGCTTCATCTCTAAAATGAAGAACTGGCATATTCAAGTACTCACTAGCACTTCCCGTTTCTTTTACCCACATATCCATTGTTGAAACCTCAACATCTGGTATGGTTTCTTGTGCAGAACCGATAAATTCATTTTCGCTATTCCATTTTCACAGTGTATGATTTTGTATTAAACAATTATTTTATTTAAAAGGCTTTACTTTAACAGTAACCTTTTCCGTTTTATTAGCATGGTTATAAAACACATTACTACAACTTTGAAAGATGATCAAACATCCGAACAATACAAATACTATTTTCTTCATAAATGATACTTTTTATTTAAACAATCCATATATTATTTCTTGTAACAATCCACCAAAATCCATTTCCACTTTATGCTTTTTAAATTTATAGTAAGGCTTTAAGATAGGAGTAACTCCCCCACGTTCAAAAGGATATTCACGATAACCCCTTATACCTAATTCCGTTCCAAAAGAATCCGTTATATCGAAAGCAACACTGCCTCCGTAGTCATTACGGCTGAATGAAGTAACAGGAGTAAATAAAAAACCGCCAAATACATGCAAACTCATTCGGGAATTAAAGGAATAAGAAAGTTTACCCGATATACCAAATGTTTCATCCACATGGCGAGGAGTACTCAACTTCATTGCATGCAATGCAACATCAGCAAATAAATTATCTGACAATGATTTGTTATATCCAATAGCAGCATAGTTAAAAACACCAATACCAATTAAATTCATTTGGCGTCCCATGCCGTAAACGTGACCATTCCACAATGGGGCTATTACCCCCGACACATTATATTCCCCTTTATGTAAAGGACTTTGGTCTGTGTAAAAAAACGGCCCACCCTTCTTGAATTGAAGAGTAACACCGGAATTTGCAAAAATAACAGAATTTTGATATTCCCAAATAGGATATTTAACCGAATCAACTGCAAAATCTTTGTGAAAACGCAAATACCGTTTTCTCACAGGATTCATATCAACCCACTTCGATTCTTGACAATACATCCCAAGAGGACACATGATGATCCAAAACAAAACAAATACTGCAAAACGAATTAATGTAGTCACCTTTCTATACATATTGATTTTCATCATTGTGCCCAAAGCATGAAAATAAAAGCATCACACACAAGGGCTGTAAATAAATCCACTGTCAATTTACATTTCTGCGATATTTATTTAAATGAACAATTAGGATTTTTGTACGATCTTTTTACATAATCCTTTAACAGATAGCATAAACGAAAAAACTATTACAAAGCATTTTGTATAATATTCCTGTTCGAATAAATCAATAAGCAGTGGGATTATAATGAATGTTGATAGACAAAAGATCATTATCAGAGTGCTTTTTTTCATGTTTTGGCAAAAAATAGCAACTCCTACTAAGGCACCGCTCCACCCATCTAAAGCAGTTCCCGATACTGTACCGATAACAGGTAGTGTGACAGTACCAACTCCTGCACCACCAACCGCACCCTTTCCGGATTATCCATTGAAATATTTATCACTTCTTGAAGGTATCTCGCAAAAAGAACATGATTAGAGCCACACATTTCTTCAACTGTGTCATCGGAACATGAACATGAAATTAAAAACATAATTGGCAAAATCAATAATATACATACTGTTTCATAATTAATATAATTAAGGTTAATACTGAATATGTTAAAAATCAAAAGTACCATGTTTATAAGAGGAGCGAGAAGGTTTATAATAATCCTCACCCGGGGTCTGGGGTTGTATGAAATCCTGTCTGAATACTTCTGTAGGATTATCTGTAATTAAATTTGCATCATGGGTGTATATGTTAAAATAACACTCTGGATCTGTTTTTTGGTTATATGGTCCTTCTCCCACAAAAGTAAATTTGTAGAAACCGATCTTTTCCCCGTCTTTTCTGACCGTAAGATACCGGACATTACCAGTACTTATCGTTTTAAATCTCAATCCATTTAATGATGAATATCCCTCCTCTATAAAACATTCATTCAAATAGAGTTGTTTTTTGCAAGTAAAAGGCAATTCAAATTTTCCACCTTCAGCTGGTAGAACAAAAGGATTCTGTTCCGAATGGATTTTATACACAAATGTCAACTTCCCTTTATCTATAATTAGGGGAATTTTGTCTACTTTTATACCATTAATAGTAGAGTAAGAAATCTGTAGATCACCATTCAAAATTTTATCTTCCTTATTAATATTTGAGGTTATATTTAACACAACTTGATTACCATTTATTTTTGTCTCTATATCAGAAAAAAGAGTTTTATCAAATTCTATCGAAACATCCTTGGGAATAATCGGAACCTCTGAATCTAAAATATCATCTATCAATGTTTTTTGAATAATTGTAAAAGTAATAGTACGTTTCTCCCCCAAACAACTAAATGGTTTAGATACGTTCTCACTTGGCAGCAACTGATATTCAAAAATTTTATTATTTTCTTCTTTTTCACAGGAAAATAATGCCAAGGAAACGAACAGAAGAATGAATATTTTTTTCATGTTAATACAATTTAGTTTTTTACAAATTAAAGGATTTTTCCTGTACAATAAAATACCTATTGATTGGTATTTTATTACAAATAACCATTCAATTTCATTATTATGCCCAAAGCATGAAAATAAAAGTATAACATACAAGAGTTTTAAACAAATCCACGATCAACACAATAAAATAAATCGTTTTTGCATCTTTGCGATATGCATTTATGCAAAATCATACAAATTTACTTATCAGTAAAATACCCATTAATTAGTATTTCATTGACAAAATGAAATGTACTTTAAAAGCCAAAAGTTATATTCAATTCATTACCTAAATGCCTATCCAATATAAATAATGCGTTTAGCACCAAGAAACAAACAGAATAACACAAAATCAGCCTTTAAAGGAATGTATTACTATTATAAAAGACAGAATTATTCGGGAGATTCCCTACTCTAAAAAAGTTAAAGAAAGAAAATGATTTAAATAAATATTAGTATAATAATGTCATCAACGACACAATATCCAATTTGTAAATTATACAATAAACAATAGTTAAGAAACCAAAGACTGTGCAAAATCAAACAAGTAACAAAAGAATAATACGTTAAATAAAGAAAAAAATACCCAATTTTACTTTTTAGGGTTTAAAATTGGATGTCACTCTTGCAAACTTCTTATTATCAGTATTTATTATGGAGTACATTCCTGTACAGTTGGGAAGCTATATGTTTTCTTCACTTCCCAAAAGCTGCGTAGTAGCTCGGAAAACTCATTAGCCAGCATATCAAGTATTTTTTTGATCAGATGAAACTTGTCTCTTTTCTGAATTGCACCCGGAAGGCAACGGCTTATGGCATCGGCATAAGTGGCGGACTTGCCTCTGGTAACAAACTGTATTTATTGCTTTTCTAATCAATAGCTATCCAACTCTTCACCCGAACAGCAGTCCAGCAGTGCAATGATCTGATGACTATGTTGATTCACAACCACACTCATATAAGTGTGCCCTTCCTTTTTAGCTGCGTCATCGATTCCTATGGCTGTAGTATGGGAAGTCGTTTTTAAAGATACAGAACTTATTCTGTCTAAAACTTTCTGTTTTTTTCGTCCATAATGGGGAGCTATACCGGCTAAGGACTCGCTGAAAGTGCGTACACAGTGTTTACAACGAAATCTACGGGCTTTTACAAGAAGAACAGTACTCATGTTAAAGCTTTCAGGTGCCTGGATATGAAGGAATAATAACTATGTACGTGTTGGGTTCTCCGGCCGCAATAAGGGCAAACGGAAGTCTTGCGAATACTGGATAAATGAACTGACATGTGATTTCCATGTATCGTCAGATGGTTCTGTTTGAAGCCAAGCGCGACAAGACGGATGGAGACAAGGCTAAAACTTTTATTAGGTTGAAGATTGTTTAATGATTCTTTTTCTTTATTTTTGCCGAAAACGGATATGTTTGGACACATACTAACTAGATGCTTTGGTTAGCTATAAAGTTACTAAAATACAAGCATATATGCTATTTTTATTACTATATAATATATTCATTTATAACTAAATAATAAAATAAAGACAAGGCATATTTAAAAATAAAACAGCACGGAATTTGACGAAGACCCCCGCGCAATTTTCAGCAGTCCACAATGCTGTGCCGTCAAATAACTCGCTTGGTCACAAAGAGTAGTTTTCTACTAAAATATCTGACATCTGATCAAAATATTACCGAATTTTCTCGTAAATGTACCGGGCCAAACCATAAATATATCGGCGGAATCCGGGACGATAGTAGAGTAATTGACTGAACCATTCAAGATGCTTGTCGAATAATTTCACCATAATTCCTACAATAATCATGGATATAAGAGTACCAACACCCACTACCTTCCATTGCCATGTACCAAAGTAGAAATACCCCCAAGCTACCGCTATAACAACCAGAGTGATATCAACCATGATTTTAGCTTTGGCAAATGGAATATCGGTAGCTTTGCCAATTGCTACTACAATACCTTCACCTGGCATAGTGACTGAGCCGCATCGTATCTCTAAAGAGATGCCTACGGCAAGCAGCACGCAACCGATTAGTTGTACCACCACTTTCCATAATATGGTATTACATACTATAATTGATGTAAGCCACATATTAACATCTAATAGGAAACCGAAAACAAAACCAATAATAAATTGGAAAAGTTGCATCCGTGGGAAACCTCGGCGGAGGATGAGAATCTGAAGCCCGATAAAAAGGATGTTCATCATGTAAGTATATTCTCCAATCGTAAATTGGGGAGCCATGCCGGCTTCTCCTGCGAGTGTCATAACAAACGGGATGGCGGCAATCACACTACTGCCTAAATTTGACCGTACACAGAGGGCTACTCCACATGCCATTATGAACAATGACACAATGAGCAATAAATGTTGCCATAAAAACGAGATGATTCTTTCTTTCATGAAAAAATAAAAATTGGCTGCATAATATCGCAGATTATAGGAGATTTATTAAAGTCCTCAATTTGGAGATGACAAAATATTAACAACTATAAAACCTTCTGACATCCATTATCTATTACTATTACTATATTCCTCCCTGCTCTATTTTATAATCTCACCATGTCTTTATTTTATGTTCATGAATATGGCAAGAAAAAACAAGTAACACAGTCCAACATCATTGGACTGTGTTACCGGATATGATTTATTTCCTGTATCCGCATTTAGGACATATACCTTCCTCATTCAGTGCAACACCACAAAGAGGACAGCGTTGAATCTTATTTTTTGTAACAAATTCAGCAGAAGCTGCATTTACTCCGCTTGTGAATGTAATTTTCGCTATATTCAGTTTGTCTTTAAGAAGAGCGTATACGATCTTTATCATGCCCTCCACAGTCATGGTTTCTTTTGTCACCACAAGACGCGCGTCAGGGTATGCCGTGGCCAACTCGGTCTTGAAAGCCTCACCCTTCATTGTGTTTTGAGGATTTCCATTCTTGATACCTTGTTTTTCATATACCCCAAGAATTGCGGGTAAAAGCGGATCGTCCTCCCTGAGAATTAAAGCATGGTCAAAGTTTTTCAGCACATTCCATGCTATTTTCTGGATTTCATTACAAGGATATACCATATTTACTCCCGTATTTATAGTATCCTCCACTTCAATAGTCAGAACACCGGTATGCCCATGAAGATACTGGGCTTCTCCTCGAAAGCCATAAAATCTGTGTGCATACTGTAAATCAAATCTTGTTATACTTCTCATATTAATATTGGTTATTGGTTATTGGTTATTATTTTCACAGCGACAAAAGCTATGAATATTATTATAATGAACTTCTATATCAGATTATCCCCAACGGAAAGAACCAGCTCCCATCAGCATTTGATCTATAAGCTTTTAGAGGCTAATAATATTAAATTAATATCTTCCTGAAATAATCTTCGTTATCTATATTAATTGTCATATGCAAAGTTCGGAAATCGTGACTATTACTCCATGTTCCAAATGGAACCGTGTTTGGTTAATTACAACACAAACAATACATTGTTGGAAACTCAAAATTATCACCAAGTGTGATCTGCATATGATTATAGTAATAATAAAATAAACAGAATTTAGTCCGCTTGCTTTTTTATAGCAGTACAGTTTTGAGGACGGGAGTTTCTGGTAGCCAGATATACGCCCGAGAGAACCAAGACGATTCCGACTATCGCAACTGGGGTCACTTCCTCATGCAGGAATATAGTCGCCCCGACCGTTGTGGCAAGAGGATTCAGATAAAGATAGTTGGATGCCTGTATCGTCCCCAGTTGTTTTACGACAATATTCCACAACAGATAACAGGCAGACGAAGCTATGACACCTAAAAAAAGGAGATTGCTCCACACTTCACTGTCCAGCAATACAGCAGGATCTGTCAATGAGGGCAGAAAAAGGAAAGTGGGAAGAATTGTTATTATGCCATAGAAAAATATTTTTCTGGTGATGAAAGCCGGAGAATATTTCCGGGTGAGACTCCGAATAACAAGACTGTAAAACGCCCACGACAGGGAAGCCAGAAGAGTCAGTAAATCTCCCAAAGGTGATATCCGAAGAATGAAACTTCCGTTGAATATCAGCAAGCCTACACCCAACAGAGCGATAATAGATCCGTATATGAAGCCTCTTGAGACCTTTTCCGTCCGAACGGACAATACGGTCAGAACAGCTGTCAATAATGGGGCCGTACATATGATGAAAGAAACATTTGAAGCCTGTGTCAGCCCCAGAGCCATGTTCTGTAAAAAGAAAAACAGGGAACCACCCAATACTCCGCCACCCACCAGACATAGCTCATCTTTCAGATTACGGGCAAAAAAACGATGGAAGGAGATAGGACACACTGCAGCATAAGCCAGCAAAAAACGGAATAGGAAAATCTCCTGAGGAGACAGACCATGAACTATTAGAACCTTGGTGGAAATAAAAGTCATTCCCCATACCACGACGACCATAACAGCGGTCAGATGATAAAATATATGTTTCATTACAATTAAAATATTTTTAATTCTGATGTACATGCTTTTTTGCTTACAGTCAAATTGATACATATCCAGCTGGATATCCCGGCTCCTTGGAACGGACTTCCATCCATACCAATCTGTATGACAACGGGCTTTTCAATCCACACCTGTTCAAAACATAAGGCCCGGAAGAATATTATTTATACTTCCATACAGTTTGCCGGATGTAAAGAATAGGGAACAGACTTTAACATATTCACATTAAAGCGGCGTGAAAATAATAAAATAATGAAAGGCAAATACGGATGAGATCAGGTGTTTTCAAAATATGTCTCAAATATAGTAGATATTGTCTGCTTTAATAGACTTGAGAAATACATAACCTATCGAAACTTAGAATGGGAAGTCTGATTGTATCCCTAAAAGAAAAATTATCGGTAATTATGAGGTTATCCCTCCTTGTCAACATGTTCCGCTCCGTATCCATATTCCAGAGGGGGTCCTTCGCGTGGAAAGGCCTTCCTGTTTCACTCCCCAACTTGTACGTGTATTATACGGCATCCACTTTTACAAGTTGTGGAGTTTTTTATATTCGTCACGAAAGTTTGCAGGAGATGTCTCTGATTTCTTTTTGAAGAATTTCCCGAAGGATGACTGGTCTGAAAAGCCTAATTGTTCAGAAATCTCCTTTACAGTCAGATCCGTAAAGACCAGCAGGCGTCTGGCATCCGTATAAAGTGCTTCCGCTATATAATTATTCACTGTTTTTCCAGAAACCTGACGTATCACTCTTGACAGGTAGGTCTGGGATACGTGAAGGGAGTCGGCATAGAACTGAAGTTCATGTTCTTTCCTGTAATTCTCAGCCAACAACTTTCTAAAAAGACGGAACAAAGCATCGGAACGCCTGACTCGTCCGGCAGGATGTACATTTTGGCTGTGGAAGATTTCCGTTATTTGCAGTAACAGGAAATTGACCAGCGAGCCAGCCATTTCCGCAGGATGGTCGGAGGTAAGGTAGTGGGACATCAGGTCCAGCGTTTTGCGTATATGTCCGGTATCGCTGTCCTCCAGCCGTAAAACATATGTCGTATGGCTGCTGTTATAAAGCTGTTTGTATACATAGTTTCCTATGGACAGGGAGTCAAAAAAGAAAGGCTCCATGCATAGACCACATGTACCGAAGTCGGAACTTTTTTTCATTAACTCTATAGACATTCTTGGAGCGACAAGAAGCATGTCCCCCTTTCCTACAATATAGGAATGACAGTCAACTACAAATTCTGCCGTTCCGGTTTCCACCAGTATATAAAAGAAAGCACCGGCACGGAACATCTCATTATTGTACTTGTCTAAAAAAAACTCAATGTTCAGGATATAAACTCCTTTATTGTATGTGGTGGCTGTCTGCATTTCCCGCACCAGAGCCGACAATTTTTCTTTCGTATGTTCCATAAACACTAACTATTTCTATATATTTTTTAAATGACCATTTCATCTGTAAACTCGGATAAAAGCCTGACATCCAATGAGCGGATATGGAAAAGGGCAGCAAGATACAAAGAAAAGAGCAGATATACAAAAAACCGAACTATACATGAAGCAATATGTGTAAGTGTTGGAAAATGATGGCACCGGCACCATCAGAAAGATGTCGGGCTGCAAAAAGTGTTGTAATTAACCAGGTTTTGTTCTTTTAAGAACAAGAAGGTCTAGCATAAGCTTACTACCTTTGCAATCAGTAAACCGAGATGGAGGTCTGTGCATGCCGCTATCTCAATTTGTTTAACTATAAAAATATAAAGTAATGAGTAGTATTAAACCTATCAGAGATCCTAAGACGGATCATTTGCTGACACCGGAAAACTCCGCATTGTTAGTCATCGATTATCAGCCCATACAGGTTCATTCCATAGCTTCCATGGACAGACGGGAACTGGTGGAAAATATATCCAATGTCTGCCGTGTGGCCAAAGGGTTCAATGTCCCTGTTATTTTGACTACTGTGAATGTTGCCACCGGTCTTAACCAGCCTACTATCCCCCAGATAAAGAAGGCCCTTCCGGGGCAGCCTGAGATTGACAGGACTTCTGTCAATTCATGGGAAGACAAGGAGTTCCAGGAAGCAGTCAAGGCACTGGGCAGAAAGAAACTTGTGGTTTGTGCGCTATGGACAGAGGTCTGTCTCTGTTTTCCAGCCTTGGATCTTTTGAAAGAGGGCTATGAAGTATATACTATTGTTGACGCTGTCGGCGGAACATCCAGGCTGGCTCATGAAACGGCCCTCAGACGGATGGAGCAGGCCGGAGTTCGGCTGACTTCCGTAACCCAGTATATCTGTGAACTGCAAAGGGACTGGAACCGCAAAGAAACCGTTCCTGTTTTCTTCCAAGGGCTGTTGGATAACGGATCTTTTTTTGTGGAAACACTCAAAGAAAAATAGTATAACAGACAAAAAAAGCATCCAGTTATAAAAGAATGAAAACGGATGTTATCCTTTGTATAAAAGAATAACATCCGCCTTCCTGAAATATCCAGTTTATGAAAAATATTTTATTGTTCCTATTGTTTATGACAGCCGCTAGTATCAATGCGCAGACAGTCATGTGGACTGACGATCCCGAACATACCCGTATCGGTTTTGAAGTGAAGCATGCGGGGCTCTCCTTTGTCAGCGGATATTTCTCAGACTTTGACATTACCGTAAGGCAGAAGAATGGTGATTGCACGAATACGGATATCCGGGTGGAAGTCCGGACGGCAAGTGTGAGCACAGGAGTGGAAGCCAGAAATAAACATCTGCGCTCATCCGATTTCTTTGATGTGGAGAGATTCCCCATGATGGTGTTTAAAAGTACGGAAATGAAGATGCTCGGTACAGATAAAGGGGAGATATATGGAGAGCTCACTCTCCACGGAATTACTAAAAAGGTGCGGTTTGACGTGATGTTAATTGGCAGAAAGGAAAGTCCGGTGTCCGGTAAAGAGACGGCAGGTTTTCGGCTCCAGGGTGTGATCAGATGCTCGGACTTCCAACTAGGTTCCAAATATATTCCGACTATGATCTTGGATAACGTACATGTTGTCGTCGACTGTGAATTCTCACCAAGGCAGGGTGAATTGGATATATAGTCAAAAGCAGACGGCATCTGTATCAGAAATATTTGGCGATACCAACTTAATTATATATTCCGGAGAAAATCCGCTTCGGGATAATTATATTCTACAAACCATTCTTTCATGGATTGAAAAACAATTAATATTAAAATGACAACAATATGAAAAAAAGAAAAGTGACACGGATTGTGAGAGGAAGAAAGACTGTTGACGGGGCAGGTGTACATCTGCGCCGGATATTGGGAGAGCAGACGGTGGTGGACTTTGACCCGTTTCTGATGCTTGACGGTTTTGACTCCACCAATCCGCAGGATTATATAAAGGGATTTCCCTGGCATCCACATCGCGGAATAGAGACCATAACCTATCTTGTCAGCGGAACAATGGAGCATGAGGACAGCCTGGGAAACAAAGGGGTGATCCAGTCCATGGGATGCCAATGGATGACAGCCGGTTCAGGAATACTCCACAAGGAGATGCCGCAGCCATCAGAAAGGATGCTCGGATGCCAACTGTGGGTCAATTTACCTGCTGCAAAAAAAATGGTTCCACCAGCATATAGGGACATTGCTCCGGATGACATCCCGGTGGTGATGTCCGACAAGGCAACCGTCCGGATCTTATCAGGCAGCCACCGGGGGATACGGGGGACTCTGGACAATTCGTATGTTCAGATAACATATTTGGATGTAACTTTGCCCGCTGACGCCTCATGGAAGTACAACGAAGCACGCGATGATGAAAACCTATTTCTCTATTTGCTGGAAGGCTCGCTTTTCCCCGAAGTGAGACAGCAATCTGCGGAAAGTAAGGGTTGTGCCATATTATATTCTGTTCCCGTTCCTGGAGAAGATACGGACGAACCGGTAGAGGTGAAAGCCGGACCGGAAGGCGCACGTTTCCTTTTGTTGTCGGCTCCTCCCCTGAAAGAACCTATTGTCTGGGGAGGTCCCATAGTGATGAATAGCCGGGAGGAACTGGAGGAAGCTTTTAGAGAATTAAGAAATGGAACATTCATCAAATAAACGGCATTATTTTACTGAGGCAACCGTCTCCCCCGGATGAACGGATATAAAATGTATGGTAGGCTTATGACGGCTGTGGTTATATTCCATGCCGTTGCCGACCATATAAAAAAAACGAAAAATACCTATTTGTAGGTATTGTGTGAAGCTATATAATCCACTATCTTTGTAATATGGATGGAATAATGAAAAATAGAACAGCCGTAGCATACCTGCTGTTACTGAGCATGATGCCTTTCTTTTTTGTGAAAGCCTTTCATGTTCATAAGGAGCGTGCATGTATTCATGACGGGCAACAGTTCCCTCATCACGATTCAGCAGATAAATGTGCTATCTGTCTTTTCACTTTATCCTTATTTACCGAAGCGGAAAGTTTGGAGTACACCCATACCTTGACTGTAAAGCCTGTTAAATATCTTATTTTGGAGGAGCAGGGCGTCACTGCTACAATTCTCCTTTTGTCTCTTCGCGCTCCTCCTGTCCGAATGTCATAATTCTCTATGGATTACATGCACTATGTGATGACATGTAAAGGGCTCTTATGCCTATTGACTATCCTGAACAATTTATAACGCTTTTATAAAATATGACATTTCATGCATATTTCCGATATGTGTGTCTGTTCCTTACCTGTCTGTATATGGCATTTTCTGCACATATGCATGCACAGGAATACCGGCAACGATCAGACACAACCAGGACCCTGCTGATTATAGACGGGGAAAACGGAAACCCTATTGAAGGAGCCGGTGTATTAGCCGGCGGGCAGGTGCTTGTCAGCTTATCCGAAGGAACGGTAACTATTCCTTCAAGGAATTCCGCAGATACAGTCCTTGTACAGAGTCTGGGGTATAAATCTCAATATATATCCTTGAAGGATGTGTTTAAAAGAAAGAACACCTATACGATACGTCTTTCTCCGGAAATGACGACATTGGGGGAAGTCATCATTATCGGTGAACGTTCCGGAATAACCCGGAATGCAGTGAGCGGGCAAATCCCATCCCCTGCAATCAATCATGCGTTGGGGACCTCCCTGGGTGCCCTGCTCGAACAGGTCAGTGGTGTAAGCTCCATCAGTACGGGGACGGCAATAGCCAAACCCGTCATCCAGGGGATGTATGGCAACCGGATATTGATCATCAACAATGGCACCCGCCAGACAGGGCAGCAATGGGGGGCCGATCATGCTCCGGAAGTGGACATGAACGGTAGCAATTCCATCCAGGTGGTGAAAGGATCCGATGCGGTACGGTACGGTTCAGAGGCTTTGGGGGGGATTATTATCATGGAACAGGCCGCCCTGCCTTTCCGGACAAAGTCCTTAAAAGGAAAGGGATCCATGCTTTATGGCAGTAACGGACGCCGTTTTGTCCTTACCGGACAGATGGAGGGAACCTTCCCTTTTCTCCGTGACATTGCCTGGCGTGTACAGGGAACCTGCTCGAATTCAGGAGACCGTTCTACCGCGAACTATCTTCTTAACAATACCGGAACCAGGGAATTGCATACCTCCGCTTCACTCGGCTATGATCATGGCCGTTTAAGAATAGAAGGGTTCTACAGCCGCTTTTACAACCGCATGGGGGTAATGCTCAGTGCCCAGATGGGAAGTGAGGATCTGCTGGCGGAACGTATCCGGCTGGGACGTCCCCTGCATACGGACCCTTTCGCCCGAAGTATCACATATCCATATCAGGAGGTCACCCATCAGACAGCCGTTGGCAAAATAAGATTCAGCATGTGTGATGTTGGAAATCTTTACTGGCAGGGTTCCTGGCAGAAGGATGACCGGCAGGAAAAACGTATCCGCCGCCTGGGATCCGACATCCCGGCTGTTTCCCTGCACTTGTATTCATTTCAAAACTCCCTCCGGTGGAAGTGGAATTATAATTCATGGCAAACGGAGATTGGGGGACAAATCATGTTCATAGACAATCACAGCCGGGCAGGGACAGGTGTTGTTCCTGTTATTCCCAATTACACGGAGACACAGGCAGGAATATATGGCATTGGAAAGTATAATTACAGCAAGGGAGGAGTTGAAGCGGGTGTTCGCTTTGACGGGCAGGAAACCCGTGCCAGCGGCTATGACTGGACTGGAAATCCCTATGGGGGAACAAGAAAGTTCAATAACATATCATACAGTCTGGGATCCCATCACCTTTTTTCCGGACACTGGAAACTTACCACCAATTTCGGGATGGCCTGGAGGGCCCCCCACGTGTATGAGCTGTACAGCAATGGGAATGAACTCGGATCAGGAATGTTTGTCAGAGGGGATTCGGTCATGAATTCCGAAAGAAGCTATAAATGGATATCCTCTATCAGTTACAGTGGCAAGGTGTTCAGCGTCCATGCGGACGGTTATCTGCAATGGATAAGCGGTTATATCTATGATGAGCCCCAAAAAGAGAACATTACTGTCATTTCAGGGGCATATCCTATATTCCAATACAGGCAGACCCCGGCTTTCTTCCGCGGAATGGATTTTGACTTTCACTTCATGCCTGCAGATTCATGGGATTACCATCTGACCGCCTCCTTTATACGGGCAAACGAACGGACAACAGGAAATTATCTTCCCTATATCCCCCCTTTCCGTCTCAACCATGAGCTTTCATGGAACCACAGAACCCGGTCGCATTTCCGGTTGCGTCTGGGTGTCCGGCACCGTTTCGTGGCAAAACAGACCCGGTTTGACCCGGATACGGATCTTATCCCGTACACTCCTCCGGCATACCATCTTTTTGGAGCCGATGTGGATCTGGAATGTCCCGTAAGATGTGGACACATATTACGGTTCATGATATCGGTAGACAACATTCTGAACAAAGAATATAAAGAATACACCAACCGTTCGCGTTACTATGCGCACGACATGGGGCGCGATGTGCGTTGCGGAGTGAGTTGGAGCTTTTGACTTATAACGAGACATAATCAACAAACCTATTTAATTACAAGTAAAATGAAAACAAATGTATGTAAAATCGCATTAATGCTCCTGATGGGGGCATCTTTTACCTTATTATTTAATTCATGCAGCAAAGATCCTGTGATTCCTGAAAATGAGACAAAAAACAAATTGCATGAAGATCCTTCCAAAATGACAATCCGTCTTGTGGAATGCCACTTGCATGCAGATTGGAATGAAATACAGAAAGTCGGTGGTCCTCATCAGAATCCGGAATCTCCAGCCAGACACATGAAACGTATTCAAGAAATAACCTACGAACTGAAGACCGGTCAGGGCTGGACACTTGCCGAAGGCAGTCAAAACAAGTTCTACGTACAGAAAAACGGAGAATATAAAAATGGAGACAACTTTACTCCAGCCCCTATTTATCTGATGTTTATTTATTACTACAATAGTAAGGGAGAGTTGATGAATAATCAGTTTATAGAAAATGGACAGGATAAAATACATCAACATTTCTTTACACCAGAAAATGTAAAACCCACCTTTGACGGGCAGCCGGAAGCTGATGACAATGATCCGCAAAAATTAGTGGACTATCTTTATGTAGATACTACCCCTTGGGACAAGACCAGACATGACAAGGAGGCTGAAATAACAGGAGGAAGCAATCCTGTCGGGTTGAAAGGTGTCATCCGTTTTTTGAAAGATCGTAAGGAATTTGACTTGAAAATTCGTCTTTATCACGGTTACAAATCCAAGACCAATCCGGAAACTGGTACTTTTGATCCGTTCTACAAGCCTTCCGGAATATTGATCCAGCGTGGCACATGGGATATCAACTTAAGTATTCCTATAGTGGTATTCTGGAGTCGTGATGAATATCTTGACATAGAACCGGATGCAGATGTTAACCAAATCGAAGAAGATAGTCTTGATGAAGAAAGCAACCGTACCGTGCATTCCATTATGAAAACCTTCAACCTTACATGGAAAGAAGCGCTTGAGGAATTCATAACTTATACCTATAAGGCGGGAGATACTGAAGGAGGGGCTATCTGGCTATAGGTCTCTTGTAAGGAGTATAACCACAACAGATTGATTTAAAGATTTATAATATTTAATTTATTAAACATTCGGAATTATGAGATTTAACAGATTCAATCTTTTATTGGTAGCAACAGCCATAATAACGTCAATGTCAGGCTGTACCGGATCACAGAAGAGAACTACACAACAGGAAAAAGAAAGCGCTACTATGGCCACCACTACAGTCAATACCAAAAATAAGAATTTTTATGGGACTTATGAGGGCACATTACCCTGCGCCGATTGCAGTGGTATCAGGACAACACTGAAAATCAACAGTGATACAACCTACGAACTGCGGAGTGAATATTTGGGAAGGAAGGATGGCGTCTTTGAAGAAAGTGGCATTTATAACATTGTGGGTGAAAACATCATAGAACTGGTAACTCCCTCTTCCGGGAAGAAGACATTCTATAAAATTCTCGATGGTTCAGTCGCGTTGTCCGACAGTCTGGGAGCGCTCAACGGCAGTGAATTGGCTGAACATTATATTTTGAAAAGACAATAAAGGATACTGCATAATTGCATCCGGAGCTAATGATGAAGAATTGACCGCATATCCTGCCCAATCAGTTCTTCATCTTTTTTCTGTTTTTATAAATCAAGATGGGACATACCCTAAAGAAAGAACAGTCCGCACGAACGGCTGCATGTCATTAAACACTCAAGGATATCGGATTGAAAACGAATGTGGTGGAATATGCTGTAATATATCCTTAGGAAACAGTATTGGCAGTCAGATTTCAGCAGACACCGAGTATCAGAATACAATATCTTAATTAGGGGCTATCATTGCCTATTTCTGTTTTATTATATGGTCTTTAGTATGTTTAGAGGAAGAGAATAAACGATTTCATGTTCTTTTCTAAAAACAAACGAGTCCCAAAGGACTCGTTTGTAGTGTTAGCATACAAATGAACGGAGCATGTTTTGTCTCACGACAAAAACATTCGCAATCAGTCAAAAATTAAATATCCGATGAACATCAGGTCACTACATGTTAAATCTTAAACCGACTAAAGGAAAGTCCATGCATAGGGGATACATACAGGACTTTCCTGGAATTACTACAACATGTAAACACTGCCAAAAAACAGGTTGGGAAATTTTGTTTCACAACAAAGTTCTTGATAATCCCGTTCTGTCTTGAGATTTAAATGACTGTTTAACTATTTGATCTGTACAAAGATAATACAAATAAAAGTAATTGGTATTGATTTTTATTGTCCTTATCCGAGAATAACAACATATTGTCTGTTATTTATAATAAACAATAAGGAACACGGCGTCGGGATTATATACTTCATGTCATGATGAGTTTTTTAGCTCTCTTACATTATTTATCATAACATCTGGTATAGTATTGCAAATATAAATGCACATCAAGAATACGTTATGATTTCCATCGATTATCAACAGGCTCATAAAATTTTGGAAAACATTCAAAGAGACTCTGATAACGGTTGCAAAATATGCACATAATTTTATTTCTCACTGCCGCTTGTGAATCACTCATTGTCAAGCCTATTCTAAAGACGGACAAAAGGTGATGTTGAGGATAAAAGCCTCCTATCAGAATACATTTATCCACAGTCCTGTTTCCTATTTGATGCCGATCCATATTATTTTCATGTATTTAGAATGCCGTAACAACCCAAAACAACCAAAAATATCCAAGTATAAACCTCTATTTATCAGAATATTCTAA